CTTTCATCAAAACATTTCTTTAATTCAGTTATTTTTCTAATAATTTTTTGTACTAATAAAAATTCATCAGATTGTTCTTCATTTAATTGAACACCAGCATATCTTAAACATTCTTCAATATCTTTATTAATATTTCTTTTTACGAACCTTTTTCCATAATTTTCTGGAAAATTCTTGTCATAATCACCTCTCGTTTCCCAAATTTCTTTAATATCATTATAATCCATACCAGATAATTTAGAATATGCTTTCATAGATGATTTCCAAGAAGAATTATATGTATTAGAAATATAATCAATTGCATTAATAATTTTCTCTGAATCAATTTCTTGTCCATCATCAATTTCATCACGACCTTGAATATAAATTTTAGGATCTTTTGAAATAACATTAAATAAATATTCATCAACATAATCAGATGAATCTGATTCATTTATTTGAGCATTTTTTAATATTGAATTAATTTCTTCATCAAAATTCATTATTAAGCACCTTTATTGTAATATTTTGGATCAACTTCTTTAAATTCATTTTGATATTTCTTTGCTTCTTTTGATTGTAACATTTTAACCATTTTTTCATTATAAATGTCACCATATAAATCATTTACATCAAATTCTGGTTTAGTATCATCTTCATCCATAAGAATTGAATCACCATTGTCATCTTTATATTTAAGATAATCATTTTGATATTGTTCTAATGGAGATTCTGCTGTTCTAACAATAACAAATGCTCTATCTAAACATAAACCATTACAAATTTCTGTTCTTAATTGATTTTCTGTAATAGGATAATCAAAATCTATTTGCATTTTATAGATTCTTCCATAATAATCTTTTAATCTTGGAAAATCAATTGGTAAAGATGCCAAATTTAAAGACTCTGGATTAGTTCTTTTACTCATACCTTTAACTTGTAAAATAACATCAATATCCTTAAAATCTTCTGCTTTAACTTCAGCAGCAATTTTAACTATAAATGAATAAGTTTTCTTTACAGATGCTAAAATATTTTTTAATTCCATAACAAATTCCTTAATTTTTTACATTATATATCTATTTATTATTAAATTTGAGATAATCTCCAATAACCTTCTCTAAACGTTCCATTAATTACATCTACCCAACATTGATATTCATCATTCCAGGTCCATAATGAATTATCGTCAATATCTCTTACATAATATTCTAAAGGATTTTCAGAAGGATTTGTCATTAAAACCCAATTACTTCCATCATATTCAATAATACAGTTAGCATCAATTGATGAAATATTATTTCCTTCAATATCTTTTAATTGACCCCATAATTGTGTTTCATTGCCCAATGATGATATAATTAAATATCTTTTACCATTAATATTTTCTGGTGTAAAATCATGTGGATCAATTATTGCATTAATATTTGGTATAGTTGTTTCTGGTAATGTACTTTCTTCAATTTGCCAAATTAATTCCATATCATTAAGAGGATTAATATTTACTAATCCAAATGCTTCTTTTCTACCAATTTTACAATGTAAATAAGTATTTTTCTTTTCAGGATTATAATTTATACCATAAGCATTAAATAATTTAATCCAATTTGAATAATTACCAGGTTTTAATATAACATTTTTATTATTTTTCACTAAAATACTTGAATTGTGTGGTGTATAATAATTTCTAAATATTTCATCAAATTCCCATCCATATTGTTCTTCTATAGTTTCTCCTGTCAAATACATATTAGAAACAATTGTTTCAATAACATTTCCTTTATCAATTAATGCTGGTGCATCTAAATTAGTATCAACTTCAAATGTCATATCCATTGAATCTAATTGTGTTGATTCAAGATTTGAAGTTCCTTTTGATGAATAATTTATACCAGTTAAAGTAATTGCTGTAACTCTTGACCAATCTAAAGGATTTTCAGATGTTTGTAATTCAAGAGTTGGTGAAAATATTGTTCTAATTTGTTCAAATAATTCAAATTTTTGTTTTTGTAATGTTGTTAAAATATATAATTTAAAAGTTATCCCAATAGGTATAGGATTCAATCTTGTAACAGAATAATTATTTCCAGGAGCATATTCATAATTACCTGTTTCTTCATTCCAAACCTTTTCTGTTACATCTGTTTCATAAGGCATATATGGAGCAGCATATCCTCTTTCATTATTTGGTCTTATTTCAGAAATTGTTAAAACCATTTTAGGACAAGTTTCTATAACAGTATCAGTAGCATTATTAATTTGATATAATGCTGATTTATCTGTTGACATAAATGTTACTGGAACACGTCTTAAAATATCTTTTCCATCTTTATCTTTACCTGTTGATATACAAAAATTAGAAAATATTCTTAAAGTATGCAAAATAATTTTTCTAACTTGACCATAATACCAATAATTTGCTTCCATTTTTTAACCTCAAATATTTTATAACATTATTTATCATATTACATTATTAAATAATAACCTCTTATTAAGTTTATGATAAATAATTTTATAAATTGTTTAAAGGATTTATTATGGTAAAGAAAAAATCAAGTATTTTATCTGATTTAGAAAAAAATTATAATGATACTAAATCTGTATCAAAATCAGTTGATTTATCAGCATTAAAAAATGGAATTAATCCTCATTCATTATATAATAAACTATTTAATGATATTGATAATACACCAAAAGATTATCCTACAGAAAAGGTTTCAGTAGGTGATATTGTTTATATTAATAATCCTAATGAACAATATGAAGTTATAAATATTAATAACAAAAGTGATATTGTTTTAAAAAACATTGGTTCAAATAATGTTATTAATACATCAGAAGAAAAAATTAAAAAAGTTATGGAGAATATAGATATGGCAAAAAAGAAAATTAATGAAACACAATATTCTGTTTCTATAAATGGTTTAGAAACAACTGATGCAAATGCTTTATCTCAAATGATGTCAGCTGCTGCATTAGCAGATTCTGGTAGTGCTGATGTTGGTGGTTTAGATATGACATCTGCTCCAGAATTACCTACACCTGAAAATTCTTTAGAAACATTACCATCAGATGACATGGGAAGTATTGAAAATCCTGTTCCAAATGCATTTGCAAATCCTGATATGGATACATCAGTTGTTACAACAGATTCAATTACTGATAATTCTTTTGAAGATCCAACAAATGATATGGAATCAGATATTAATGATTCTTTATCATCAGATATAGAAAACCCATTAGATAATCCTGAACCAGAAATGGATATGTCTGATGATTCTTTTGAAGATGATATAGAAATGGATTCTGATATGGATATGGGTGAAGATTCTATTGATGATATTGAATTTGATGAAGAAATTACTAATGAACCTGCTGATGATATGGAATTAACAGAAGCATATAATGGTACATATCAAACCATTAAAAATGATTATTTAAATGGGATTGAATCAAGAGATAATGCTATTGGTGCTTTAATTGATATGGGTGAAGCAGAAGATACTTTTGAAGCAGAAGCAATTGTAGATTCTTGGTCAAAAGATGATCAAGATTATGAAGAAATTACTGAATCACAATTAAATGAATCTAGACCTGATAAAGAAGATTTTGATAATATTGATGAAAATGTTTTACAAGAATTATATGAAATCATTTGTGATCAAAAAGGTGACGATTATTTGTCAGATTATGATGAAGTTGATCATATGGAACTTGTAGATTGTGTTAAAGATTTTGGTAATGATATTGAAGGATTTGATGAATCATTAGCAGAAGAATATGCTAATGCATTACAAGAAAAATGGAAAAATGAAAATACAGAAGATGGTTCTGATGATTATACTAATTATGATAGACCAAATTGGGGAAATGATGATTTAGAAGAAGATGTTTTATTACCAAAAGAAACAAAAGATGATACATATAATGCTAATAAAGCATTGAAAGATGATGAAAAAGATGAAGAATCTGAAAGAATCTCTGAATCAATGAATGCTTTAATTAAAGAAATTCTTGAAAATGCTGATGCTAAATCTGCTCAAGAAACTTATGCAGAAGAAATTACTGAAAATGATAGTGAAGCAACTTCTGATGAAGTTATTGAAGAAAATGATGAAGAAGTTCTTGATGAAGAAGATGATTTTGATACAGATATTAATGAAACATTAAAATTAGCTGGTGTTCAAATTGATGAATCTACTGTTAAACCAACTATTGTAACTGATGAATCTTCTTTTGCTAATAAACCTAATAAAGCATTAAAACCAGAAGATAAAAAATCACAAATGAAATCTGTTGATACATCTACATTTGGTGCAGATGCTTCTGAAGGATTTAAAGAACCATTAAATTGTATTAAATGTGAATCCGTTGCACCAAAAGAAAAGATTAAAAAGATTTATGAAACAGCAAAAGTAAGATATGCTAAAGCAGATAAATCACAATGGAATGCATTGGATAGAAGATATATCACAAAATTAATAGAAAATGGTTGTGGATATACGAGAGCAAGCAAGATTATTTTTGAAGAAAAAAAGAAAAAATAATTCTTGACAAACATTAAAAAAACTTTTATAATGCTCTCATAAGAAACTTTATGAGGGCATTTAATTTAATAGAAAGAGATTAAAAAATGAGTAAAAAGAAAGATTTGGCATATTTGCCTGTATTAATTTTAAATAGTGATGGAACTCCATTATCTCGGTTTCCATTATCTTTAAATATTATGAAAAAAGTTTTAAAAGCATTGTTAAAAGGCCATATCAATGTTGTACAAGAATATGACGCAAGTATTAAAGTAAAAGATAAAGATTTAAAATTACCTAAAATTGTAATGCTTAATAAATATGTTAAAATTGATCACAAACCAAAGTTTTCTCGTAAAAACATTTATCTAAGAGATAATTATACTTGTCAATATTGTGGTCAAAAATTTGATCCAGATGATTTAACATTTGATCATGTTATACCAAGAGCATGTGGTGGAGAAACTGTTTGGGATAATATTGTTACTTGTTGTAGAGCATGTAATAACAAAAAAGGTTCTAAAACTGCTGAACAAGTTGGAATGAAATTATTATCTAAACCTCGTATTCCAACTATTAGAGAATTAGAAAAAAATCAACCTATTAAAAATGAACTTTATAACGATTGGTTAAGTGAAGCATATTGGGAAAGTGAATTAGAAAAATAATCTTTATAATATTTTTAAAACCCTCTTTAATTTTAAGAGGGTTTTAAACTTCTCTTTTATTTAATTTGACTTCCTATATCATTAACTTCATTAGAATATAATCTATCATGTCCATATACACCACCAAATTCTGGAAATAATCCATTATAATCAATTCGTAATGTTATATATTCATAAGGAAAATTACCGTTATTAGATTTTTTATATACAAAACTCTTTCCATTATTTTCAGTATTTAATCTTTCATATAATGTATAAACAGTATCTTTTAATTTAATTTTATTCAATCTCTCATTAGTAATTAAATAATTCATAAAATCATCTTTATTTTTAAGATTTGGCATTTTAGATTCTTTATATTTTACTAATTTATCATCTAATTTCAATTTTAATGCTTTTAAATAACTGTCATATGCTTCTTTATCTTCTTTTTCAGTAGGTATCATGCCATATCTACTACCCATTCTTTGTCTTTGTAGATCCTCTTTATTATCAGATTTAATAACTAATATATCCCAAACCTTTTTGACGGTATCATCTTCATAAGCATTTTGAAAAACTGATGAAATAATTGTTCTTAAATAAGAATCACCATCAATTCTTTCTTTTTTATTATATCTTTTTTCTATTGCTGGAATATTTTGTAAAACATAATCAGAAAAAATTAAATCATAGATTTCACTACCAAGATTAGTTTTAAGAACCATAAATAATTGTCTTCTGGATGCTCTAAAAACAATCGCTCCATTTTCTTCCTCATTTAATATTTCTATAACATGAGTAAATGAATGAGGATCTCTAACTTTATCTATTACAATATCACTATCAATACTTATTGAATTTAAATCTTTAAAATCAATACTTTTTAAAATTGATAAATCAATACGATTTAAATTTCTATAATCTTCTTCTAATATCATTTTTATATCCTTGGTATATATTGATCAATATCTGGAATTTTTTTACTAACATAATCAATTATTGATTGAGAAGGGTTTTTAATAACTTGTATATTATATGGATTTTTCTTTACCAATTTTCTTTGAATTTTTTCTGGAATATCAAGTTTATATAACAATGCATAATAACTTGAATTAATAAGTTTACTCCAAAAACTCATTGGTATTTTATCTTGATTATCTTTCAAATAATTTACGATTTTTCTTTTATCAGAAAAAGAAGCATTTTCATATCTTAAAACATATTTTTCACAAAATTCATTCATATGATTAACAATTATTTCATCTTCATTATAATTTATAAAATTATCATACATCCAAATATATGTTGTAAATGGTAATTTATTATTATCCATTAATAATATCCATTGAATAAATATTGTATCTGATATATTATCCATATAAAATCTTAGAGTCCTCTCATCAGATCTATTCCATATTTGATTTAAAACTTTTGAAGTATTAATATTAACACAAATATTTGGATATTCATTCATTATATCAACAAACTGTTGTGGTCTTAATCCTTTAAGAATACCAGAATCTGTTCTGATTTTTTCAGCAACTTTTTCTAATGAATTTTTCTTATGTTTTTCAACATTAGTATCAAAATTTGTTGTCATAGAAACATTTTTATTAATTTCTTCTCTTGTGATAACTATCCCACCTTTTTCCCATTTTTTTGCATTAAGAATTTTACTATAATATTGTAATACTCTATAAAATTTATAAATATATTCTTTAATTAAATTATAATTATTATCATTTAAAAAATTTCTTGGACCTCTCCATTCAAGAGTTCCTTTTTCTGGATGTAATCTAATATTTCTATATTTACCATTATCATCATAAGTATTAAGTCCACTAACTATATCAGATACTTTTTTATAATTTTTATTTAATAATCCATTATATATATCATTATAAAAACTTTTTCCAGCATATGTAGTATCATAAAAATCTATTTTAACATCATCTTTATTTAATTCTGTTAACTCTTTTTGAATTTCATCATCACAAGATATACAACAAATTAACCAAACGGCATCTTCTTTTGTTAAATATGGCAATGAAGCATGAGTATGAAATCCACAAGTATTATTTGTATAAACATTCATGTTAGGTAATTCTTCATATAATATTCTTAAAACTTCTAATGCTCCTTTAATAGAAAATTGCATTACACCAGTAGCATATTCAAATGCCCAACCACCTTTTGATGGTGATGGTTTAACAGAACTATCACTACCAATATTTCCTTTAATATTTTTCTTTTCTTTTTCTCTTATAATTGAATTTTGAGAAATAAGATTAGCATTATTCAATAAATCATCTAATTTATCTTTTAATTTTTTTACATTACCCTCTGGTTCTGATTTACTATGATAACTAGGCAAATCACCATAAGATATTTCACCATCTTGGCAAATACCTTCTAATTCAAAACCCCAAGTATAATCACTTGCAATATAACCTTCTTTAATTATTTCATAAGTATTTAAAAAATCTTTTACTTTCATGTCTATTACCTTTATATCTATTTATGATAATAATTCTATACAATCTAACATTTCATATTGATATGGATATAATAATCTACCCTCTTTTAATCGTTTAAAATATTCATATAAATAATCCATTAAAGCATCGTTTCCATTATTACCTATATAAACTTTTAACCAATTAATAAATTTATCACATTTATTTTTTGTATTTAAATATGTTTTTAAAAATTCTTCATCAAAACCATTTCTTCTAACTTCTGTAAAGAAATCTTGATATTTATTAAAATTTTTAGTATCAGCTTTACTATTTGTTTTTAATGTTGATATACCTCTTGGTTGTGATAATATATTTTTTAAAACATCATCTTTAGAAAGTTTTTCACCATTGATTTCAATAAATCTTTTATTTAATGAATTTGAAATAAATTGTGTTAATCTATAAAGATTCTTAAATAAATCATAAAGATTATTATAATTTATTGTTTCTCCATCTTTATTTAAAAAATCTCTTGGTCCTCTCCATTCTAAAGTTCCTTGTGGATGTATTCTAAATAAAGTTAATTTTTCAATATCCAATACATCACTTATATATGCCCAATTTTTTTCTTTTAAATATTGTCTTAAAAGATTAATTGAATCTATTGTTCCATATTGATCAGCACCTTCTTTAAATAATTTAATACCAGAATTTTCCAAATAAGAAATTATATTTAAAGATTTTTTATCCATTGCCAAACAACATAATACCCATATTAAATCATCTCTTTTAATATCAGGATATGATAAATGTATGTGGAATCCGCAAGTATCATTGATATAAAAACCAGTATTATCCAATTCAGCAAACATATGAATAACATCATTTATTACAGATGGTTTAAAAGGCATTGCTGGTGTATTATATTCAAATGCATAATCATTTTTATTATTTGGTTCTAATGAACCATCTGATGTCATTTTAGTATAATTTCCCTCTGAAATATATTTCTTAAATGTATCATATAAAACATCGTCAACTTGATTAAAATCTGGGGATATATAATTATATCTATCTGCTAAATCAATATCATGATAATTAAATACTTCATTCATAAATCTTTCATTTTCAAAACAAGATTTAACACTTTCAAAAGATTGGCCATTATTAAATGCTGATAAAATTTCTTCTGCACATTCCAAAGATTCATCAGATATTTCACCATCATAATTTTTTTCTTTTAAATCATCTATATTTATTATATCTTCTATAAGATTTGGATAATCAAATAGAATATCATCATAAGTCAAATTATTATGAACAAATCCTTCTAATTCAAAACCCCAAGTGTATTCAGAAGCAAGATAATTTTCTTCTAAATATTTTTTTTCACATTTTTTAAATATATTCCCAAAATTATTTAACTTCATCTTGTGGTAAATCCTTTCCTAATATTTTAGCAATTTCTTTAGCAACATATTCAAAACCTTCATTCATATATTTTTCATCAAATCCATCCCAACCATAATAAGGTTGACTAATAGAAAATGCTCCATAAGTTCCATCATCCATATCACATTTACCATTAATTACTCTCCAAAGATATAACCAATCTTCATCTTCACCATTATAATATCTATTATAATCTTCATCTTCATCATCAGATGCCCAATCTACCCACCAATTTTCAGCCATAGGTGGTATTTTAAATAATTCTAATTGTTTTTCTGGTAATGATTTCTTTTCTAATTTATCATTATAAGATGGAACATCTTCAAATATTTCATTATGAATCATATAATAAATCTTAAATAAATCATCTTTTGTAATAGAAAATTCAGCTTCTACACCTTTTGAACCTTGATAAATATTTGCTCCTGTTAATGGCAATTCTTCTTTTAAATCTTTTAATACATCATCTTCTGCTTCTTGTTCTGTTCCATATTGTTTACAATCATTCATAAAACATAATAATCCAGGTGATTCATAAAAATCATCATGAATTATATTTTCTATTTCTTCTGGAACAGGACTTTCTTCATCATCATCTTCATCATCATATATACGAACTAATCTATCCCAATCATATTCATTTTCTATGCCATATTTTTTAGCAATTTTATTCCAATCTGAATTATAATAATCATAATCTTTTAATTTATAATCACTATAATCATACCAAAAATCTTCACCTACTAAAATTTGACATACAGTTTCATTACTTAAATCATCTCTTGAATTATCATTATAAATTATACTTCCAAGATCATCAACATCCATTTGACCAAATATTCTATCACCTTCTACTCTTAAATCTTTAACATAATGATAATAAAATGTTGTTCTACTAAATCCATCTGGTTTTTCCCATTTTTCATCAAATAATTTTTTAGTTTCATAAAATTTATCAACTAAATTATTTTCTTTTTCTAATTTCTTCTTTTCTTCATTACCATCTTTATCAATTGGATATTTTTCAAATTTATATTCATATAGAAATTTAGCAATATTTGGATATTCATTAGTGAAGTTTTCCATATTAATTCTACTATCTTTCTCATCCATAAATTGTTCTGATTCAAAATGAAATTGAAATAAATCACCATTTTCCTTATTTAATAAAATATAATATTCACCACCATATTGTTTTAAATATTGATGATAATATTGCCCATGAGCAGATGTTGTACACCAATTTGTAAATTGTCCAAATGGAACTGATGATTCAAGTGTTGTAGGAATACCAATCAACCAATGGTTATCTTCATAAATTTTTTCTAAACCTTTTTTCTCACATTCTTTAAATACATTATATCTTTCCAATGCTTTTTTATTCATAGGAACATCTTGTTCTACATATTTTTGTATTTCTCCATATAATGATGGAATATCTGGAAAAGCAGTTATCGGTTTTTTAATTTTACCTTTTAATAATTCATATTGTTTTAATAAATTAGGTATTTTTTCAGCATCTTCCCAAGGAGTTGCTGGTAAATCTACTGGTGGTTCAATAGGTTTACCTGTTTTTGGATTTATTCCATTAGGATTTTGTGATAAAAACAATCTATAATTAATATTATTCTCTCTATTTTTAATATTATTATAAAATAATCTTATAATCCAATTACCATATTTACCAACTTGTTCACCACCTTTATAAGTTGGATCTAATGCCAAAAGTTTTCTTAATTTTTCTTCAGGCATTTTTGGAAATTGCTTAGCAAATTCTGTTATACCTTCCATTAACCAGAAATCTGATACTTTAGAATCCATGTTTTTAATTGTATTTTCTATTAAAAATCTATAATCTTTCATTTTACTATCCTAAATAAATTGGATTAACAATATCACCACCAGGAACAAATGTTTGCAATTCTTTTGTTAATTCTTCTTTCATTTCTTTTGCTTGTGATTTTAATTCATTACCATCTTGTGAAATTTGACCATTTGGACCAGGAAGTGAAGGGAATCTTGCTCTAATTCTACCTAATAATTCCATTGCTTCTGCAAATGCCCAATTTTCAATCCATAATCCAGCATATCTATCTTGAATTAATTCCCATTGTGGTTTATCTACATAACTATGTAATAAAATTATTTCATCATCTGCTCTTGGATTTTCTGCAATAATCAATTTATGTGTATTAGGATTATATGTATAGTTAATATAACTACCAAACATTCTTCCAGCAGTTTTTAAGTAATTATTATGTAATTCATAAGTTACTAAACCACCTGTTTTAACACCATTTATAGCACCTGCCATATAAACATTAGTCCATGCTTGTTGAAATGGATCCATATTTTGACCACCAGTTGAACCATATGCTCTTGCATAACCTCTACGATATATTTGTTGTATTTCAATTATTTCATCAGGTAAAATATATTCTTTTTGATTCTTTTTTAATGTTAATAATACCAATGCTTCTTCAACAAATGCATCACTTCTTTGTCTTAATTTTGCTAATGCTAAATCAATACATTTTTGTAATTGATGAGGTGTTAATTCAACATCAATCATTTCATCGCCGAGTCTTAAAAGAATATCATTAGCAAGTTTTTCTCTAACTTTTACAATATCTGTTTCCATAATATTACCTTAAATAGTCATTATATATCTATTTATTCATATTAAAAGCATTTAACCCTTTCTTTATTATGATAAATAATCATATAATTTGGAGAAAATAATATGTTAAAAAGAATGGAATTTAAAACTATTGCGTTAGACACAAGAGAAGGTCATTTAAATACTGATAGAATCTATCAATTAGGATATTTATTATATGAAACTGATACAAATATGGGTAAATTCTCTGATGGAGAACATCATTTTAAAGATTTACCATATTTTGTGGGTGGTGAAAATGAATTTTCACCTTCTTTTAAAGGACTTTGGAATAGTGAAACAGAATATCTTGAAGGTGATATTGTTTTTGATGAAAATGGTTATTATTATCTTGTTATAAAACAAAATATTGGTGAAATTCCTTTTGAAAGTGATTCATATTTAATATTAAATCCTATTGACAAATCAAATTATAAAGGCGATTTTAATTCAGGTGTTTCTTATTCAAAAGGTGATTATGTTACAGATAATAATAACATATACATATCTTTAATTGATAATAATATAGGCAATTCATTAGATAATACAGATTTTTGGAAATTATTGACAGATGATCATTTAGTAACAATAAAATTTCAAAAGAAAGATGTTAATGCAAAAATTTGTTTAACAACAATTGATATAAATGATTGTAATTGTGAACAATGTGATGAAAATTCTAAATGTAAATGCCGTTCTGGATTAGATGATATAAAAATATCAAAAGATAATTCTCCAACAGTTAATTTAAAAACTGGCAATATGATTATTAAAGGAGTATTATATGCTAATGGTGGTATTAAAGGAAGTGCTTTTAACGAACTTCTTGAAAGAGTTAGAATTTTAGAAGAAAAAGTTGCTGAATTAGAAAATCATTAAAAAAGAAGGGTTTTTAACCCTTCTTTTTTTCTTGTTTTTGATATTCTTTTTCCATATTCTCTAAGAATTCTTTGAATCCCATCTTTGGAATAATACCATTCATTTTATTTCCAGCATAGCAATTTCTCATAACTGAATTATAAACTTCTGCTAAAATTTGGTCATTGATTTTATCTTTAATATCTCTATAGATTTCTCTATAATACTTTACACAACAATCCCAATTTTGTTTTTCATAACGATCATCTCTAACACCAGTTTCCAACCAATATTCATAAAGATTTGCAAAAATAAGAATTTTTTGTTGTAAAATTTGACCATTAAATGGGGCTCTTTTTTCAGCTTCTTTCAAAGCATAAATCATATTATCAGTATATCCTACGAAAGATCCATTATAAGAATAATTTGCATTATCAATTCTTGTGATAGAATCTTCTTTAAAGTGCCAATAATATGTAATGTCCTGAATATACTTAATTTGCTCATTTTGGTTAGCACACAACTTACAAAGCATATTAAATCCATTATCTTCATTTGCTCTTGAACCTTCCAAGAAATGAATATTATATTTGTTAATAAATGCTCTCTTATAAACTTTACCAAACATCCATACAGAATCTGCTTGGTGATTTAAATAAGTTACTCTTTGGTCTTCCAAGAATGAACTGAAACAACAAGCATTAGTTGGTTCTGCTAATAATTGATTTCTCAATGTCTTTAATGCAAATGCACCACTAAATGTATCATCAGCATCAATAAATGTTAAAATGGGATTAGTAGTATTATCAATACCAAATTGTCTAGCATCACCTGGACCACCATTTTTTGGCATAACAATTTCTCTAATCTTCATATATGGACTAAACATATCAACAAATTTTTGATACCCAATTCCATCTACATCATTAACAATTGTTACCTCTAAATCTTCAACAATTTCTTGTAATGCAATACTTGAAAGCGTTCTTAAAATTGTATTCTGTGCCTTATAAGCAGGAATAATAACGTCAATTTTTGGAAATGAACTCATAAATTTCTCCTTAATTTATTATTTTTTATGATATTTATATTATAACATTGACAAATCATTTTGTCAATAACTTTTTTCAATTAAATTATCATTATTAAACTCAATTATTAAATCATTATCACTAATATATATCTTATTTTTTGGTAATATTTTGAATCCATAGGGTAATTTTTCATAATTATATATTATTCCACGATTTTTCAATAATGCCAATGAATCATCCAAATTATTATACAAATCTTTTGTATAATTTATACTCAAAAGATTTAATTTTAATTCTCTTATAGCAACTAAATCCATATCAATTGAAACTAATTTTAGATTTTGACTAATTTCTAATATTTTATAAAATGAGTTTATAATTTCATTAATATTCATATTTTTTCTCCATATATTATTATAATATTTTTTATAAAAAAGTCAATAAAAAAGAGAAGAATTTCTTCTTCTCTTAAAAGGATTCAAATGATTAATATTTATAGATATTATTCAGCAGATTCTTCTTTTGATGCTTTCCATTCAGCATAAGTCATTGGAGTAATTTCTAAAATAGAAGCATCATCTCTAATTAAATCATGAAGATATCCTTCATAATCCATAAATTCTTTCCATTCTGATGAATCAATTTCCATAGGTTCTAAACCATCTCTTTGTGTGAAAGAAAATTCCATAATTTCTCTTTTCTTTCTTTCAATAGCAATTTCTTCATCAGTTCTAACATGAGTATAGAAATGATGATCTTTACCATCAATATAATATCTATCATCTGATTTAGCACACCAAACTGCCCATTTTGGATAGATATTATCATCTCTATGGTCATAATCCATAGTTAAATTAATAAAATATTCATCAGTATATTCTTGTTCAGCCATTTTTTTCTCCTAAAAAATATATATATATATTTTATATTTTTATTTATCTATAATAATATTAAATCTTTTAACATAACACCATTAACTCTTGTTCCAGATGTTGGATATCCTGCTTGAGTAAAAGCATTATATGTATTAGTTGGTTGATTATCTTCATCTGTAAAAGGTATATAAATATTTTTTATTTCATCTGTTTCATAAAAGCATTGATATGCATTACCTACAACTTTTGAATGAATATATATATTACCATTCAATTTATTACAACCTTTAAAAGTCCCTCTCATATCTATAACACTATCAGGAATTTCAGGAACAGTTATTAAATTCGTACAACCATAAAATGTTTGTTGCATATTAATAACTGACCCAGGAATTTCTGGTGATATTTCTAATTTATTACATTCCCAAAATGTTCTAGATATATTTAAAACATTATCAGGTATTTCAGGAGCATTTACTAAATTATAACATCTTAAAAAAAGATCTTGTATATTAACAGTATTATCATTATTTGGTAATTTAGGTGATGTTACTAAATTTTCACAAGTATCAAAACATTGATACATTTGGTTAACACTATTTGGAATATCAGGAACATTTTTTAAATTATTACAAAAACTATATGTACCATACATATTAGCAACACCATAAGGTATTATTGGTGAATCTGTTAAAGCATAACAATTTAAAAAAGCATCTTTCATATTTTCAACAGTATTAGGAATTTCAGAAACACTTTTTAAATTATAACAATTGCAAAAAGCATTATGCATACTTACTACATTTTGATTGATATTTGTAACACTAATTAAATTTAAACAATCTCTAAAAGCATTATTCATATTATTATTTTCATAAGGAACATATGCTAAATCAATATTATTAAATTGTGAAGTATTTACAAATACTCCATTCATTGGTATTATTGTTTCATTAGTTTCCATTAAATATGTTATTTTATTCGGAACAGATAAAATATTTTTAGAACCAATATATTTAATTAATTTTATTTGTGTATTTGGTTGAATTTCATATATCCAATCAAATAATTTAGTATCCATTAATAATGCTCCATATACTCTATATGTATCTGAATATCCAGCATTAATAAATGCATTATAAGTTTGTGTATTATTATTTTCTTCATCAACAAAATGTATATAAACATCTTTATTTAAATTTTCATTACAACCATAAAAACAATGATCAGCATTTGTAATAATATTTGATTCTATAAAAATATTTCCAATTAAATTTGAACAATATGTAAATGTTCTATATACATTTGTTATTGAATTAGGTAAATTAAATGTTGTTTGTAAATTATTACAATAAGCAAAACAACTACTTATATCTGTAACACCAGAAGGAATAGTTGATACACTAATTAAACTATAACAATTACTAAATGTTCCACACATATTTGTTACAGATCCTGGTATTGTTGGTGTAGATATTAAACTATAACAATTACTAAATGTTCCACCAATATCAATAGATGATGATGGTAATGCTGGAGCAGTTTCAAATGAATAACATTTTCCAAAAGTTCTTACCATATTTGTTACAGATGATGGTATAACAACATTATTATTCATTTGTTGACAATTATAAAATGTGGATATTAATGAACTAACTCGTGGTAAAGTAGGAGCATTAATTAAATTATAACAACCATTAAAACAATTATTTATATCTATAACTGAATTAGGAATTTCTGGTGATATTTCTAATGAATGACAATTATAAAAAGTTGCATTCATATATTTTACATTATTATTCATATTATAAATATTAGTTAAATTATGACATTCAGAAAATGCATTATTCATAGATTGATTTTGCCAAGGTTTGTTAATCATATCAACACTTATTATATCTTCTTTATCAATAAATGTTGAAAAATTAACATCATATTCGTCACATTTAATTAAAGTCATATTCTAAACCTTTTAAATATTAGGTGTTGTTTCATCAATTATTGATGAATTATTCCATCTCTCTATAATTACGTCATTTGTTGTAGGATCATCATTTAAATAATGCCAATCATAATTACTCAAATCAACATCAATTCCATTTAAGTCTATTAATAATACACCATTTACTCTTACATCTGTTTTATATCCTGCTTCAATAAATGCATTATAAGTTGCTGTATTTACACCATCATTTTGAAATGGAATATAAACATTCTTATCTAACGAAGTATAATCAAAACAATTTGTAGCATTAGATATATTTTCTGATTCAATATATATATTACCACCTAATGATTCACAACCATAAAATGTTCTATACATATCTACAACACTATTAGGAATATTAGTAATATTTTCTAAACCATCACAAATAGAAAATGTTTCAGACATATTTACAACACTATTAGGAATTACTGGTGCATTTACTAAACTTTGACAATTATAAAATGTCATATACATATTAGTAACATTATTAGGTAAAAATATATTTGGAATAGTTTTATAAATTATATAACTATTATTTTCTATAGATATATCTTCAATCAATTCATCATTATGTCTTAAGGTTACAAAATATCCATTTTCTGTTTCTTCTTTATTTACAATTTCATAAACATAATCTAAATCAATATCATATTCTGTAGATGTTGTAATATTAGTATATTCATTTTTATGTGCAGAAATATTATGATTTAATAAATGAATATAAATTATTTCTTCTTCATCTTCAATAACTGTTTGAATATCATCAATTTCATCATATTCTTCAAAATCTTTATAATTATATGTAATATATATTTTATCACCAATACTTGGTACTTCATTTTTTATATAATATATATAATTGTCATCTTCATCATTAATATATCCATAATAAGTTTCTGGATCCTTTGTTACTATAACTTTATATAATTCATTACCTAATTCATATCCCTCACTACCAAAATAAATTTTATTCTCAAAATCATCGCTTTCCCAAACATAATAACTAATTTCTTTATCACTCATTAAACTATTACAATTATAAAATGTTTGTGACATATCAATAACATTACTAGCATTAATCATATTAGGAGCATCTACTAAACTATAACAATTATAAAATGCACTTTCCATATTAACTATATTATTATGAATAATTGGCACAGAAATTAAATTAATACAATCGCTAAATGTTTTATACATATTAGTTACACTATTAGGAATTACAGGTGCATTTACTAAATTTTGACAATTATAAAATGTTCCTGACATATCATTAATTTGAGCATCTATTTCAGGAGATTCTTTTAAATTAGTACAATTAGAAAATGTCCATCTTAAATCAGTAACACTTTCAGGTATATCTGTAGCAGATTCCAAACTATAACAACCATCAAATGTTTTATACATATTAGTAACACTATTAGGTATTACAGGGGCATCTCCTAATCTTGTACAATTATAAAATGATTGTGTCATATTAGTAACACCAACAGGAATTTCAAGTGATGATTCAAGAATTAGACAATTATAGAATGTATTATATAAATTTGTTACTGATGATGGTATTTCAGAAATATCCATTAAAGTTTGACAATTACTAAACGTTCCAGACATATTAGTAACATTTTCATTAATATTAACAATACTTACCAAACTAATATCATTACAAAATGCATTGGACATATCATTATTAACCCAAGGTACATAAGCAGTATCTACTTCTTCAATATAATCCTTATTTTGATAAGTTTCATTTAATAATGTTATAGAATTAATTCTTTTTACTATTGCCATCTTATTTTCCTTAATCTTCTAAATGTGGTGTTAATATTATAACTTTTTCTGTATTGATATAATCTTTTAATATAACATCTCTATTTTCATCCATATCATATTCATAATCACCTAAATCAATACCTTCACCATCCATATCTATTAAAATAATACCATATTCATTACCCTCTCCATATCCTGCTTCAATAAATGCATTATATGTTGATGTATTTACACCATTATCATATGTAAAATGAATATATACATTTTTATCTAAATATGTTCCATCAAAACAATTTTCAGCATTACTTATATTTTCTGAATTTATATATATATTTCCAGTAATTTCACTACAACCATAAAATGTATTACTCATATTAGTAACAGAATTTGGAATTGTTGGAGCATTTGTTATTGCCAAACATTGATAAAATGCACCACTTATATCAGTAACATCATTAGGTATTTCTGGGATATTAGTTAATACATAACAATTTGCAAATATATTACTCATATTAGTAACACCATTAGGTATTTCTGAAATATTTGTTAATTCATAACAATCTGCAAATGCACCACTCATATTAGTAATATTTTGATTAATATGTAATACTTGTGTCAAATTATTATCATTATAAAATGCATTACTCATATCATTATTAACAAATGGTACATATTGTAAATCAGCGATTACAACATTTTGATTATTATAAAATGGAGTATTAGATTCTATTGTTGTTTCACCATTTGTATAATTATTAATGATAGTATTTGTGTTAGGAACAACTATTGTAGTATTATTACCAAGATATTCATATAATGTTTTAATATTATTTGTTGTATTATATCTCCAATCATTAAATTCTGGTTCTTCATTAATATCTTTTAATAACACACCATTTTTCCTATCCTGATCTGAGTATCCAGCATTTAAAAATGCATTATATGTAGATGTGTTATTTCCATTATTTTGGAATGGAATATAAACTATTTTAGATAATTCAGTTTCTTCAAAACAATAATCAGCATTAATTATTGTCTCACAATTAATATATATATTACCTACTACATTACTACATTGATAAAATGCATAATCCATATTAGATATTGAACCGGATATATTTGGAATATTTACTAAATTAGTACATCCTTTAAAAATTCCTGTTAATTCAACAACACTATTAGGAATTTCACTAACATTTATTAATTTAGTACATCCTTCAAATGTTTCTGTCATATCTGTAACACTATCAGCATTACTCATATCAGGAGCATTAACTAAATCAGTACACCAACTAAATGTTCTACTCATATTAATAACACTATTAGATATTGGTTCAGCATTATTTAATTTATGACAAGAAGAAAATGCATTAACCATATTAACGACACTATCTGGTATTACTGGTGTAGAAACTAAATTAATACAATCAGAAAATGTTCTATTCATTTCTGTAACACTATTAGGAATTACAGGACTGGTTGTTAAATTAGAACAATGTTTAAAAGTATCATTAAGATTTAATAAATTATTACAATCACTTAAATCTGGAGCAGTTGTTAAATTAGAACATCTAATAAAAGCAACTTCCATATTAGTAACATTATTATTAATATGTATAACTTCTTTTAATTTTTCACAACCAACAAAAGCATATGACATATCATTATTAACAAATGGTACATATTGTAAATCAATAGTGTTTATATCATTTCTATTATAAAATGGAACATTAATTAAATCACTTGAATTATAATTATTTAATACAGTATTATTAGTAGGAACTATAACATCCATATCATCATAAAGATATTCAAATAATAAATTTGTTCCATTTTCAAGTGTTGTATATCTCCATTTTCTTAATTCAGGATCACCATTAATATCTATTAATAATACACCATTAACTCTTTCAGTTGTTGAATATCCGGCATTATCATTAATAAATGCCATATATGTTGGAGTATCTATACCATTATTATATTTAATTGGTATATAAACATTTTTTATAGCATCTGTATTATAAAAACAATGAGATGCATTATTAATATCTGATGAATTAATATATATATCACCACTCAATTCAGTACAACCATCAAAAGTTGATGACATATCTTTTACTGAACTAGGTATATTAGTAAGATATGTTAAATTAGAACAGCCATAAAAAGTTGATGACATATTAATTATACCATCAGGAATTACAGGAGCATTTAACAAATTCCAACAATTAGCAAATGTATTATCTAATGATTTAACAGTATTAGGTATTTCATTAACATTTTTTAATTGACTACAACCTTCAAAGGTTTTTGATAATATTTGTAAATTATTAGGAAAATTAGGTGTAGAAACCAATTTAGAACAACCATAAAAAGTTGATGACATATCAGTAACATTATTAGGTATTATTATTGATGTATTCAATTCAGAACAACCATAAAATGTTCCCTTCATTTGAGTTATATTATTAGGTATTGTTATACTTAAATTGATTTTTGAGCAACCATAAAACATATAATCTACATTAACAACACTATTAGGTATATCAAAAACATTACTTAATTTACTACATCCATTAAATGCATTACTCATATTAGTAATATTTTGATTAACATTTGTAATAGAAACTAAATTATTACATCCATTAAATGCATTAGATAATGTATTTTCTTTCCAATCAATTTCACCTAAATTTATTGAATTAATATTATCTTTTCCTCTAAAAACATTAGTATTATATTGAAATTTATAATTAATACTCATAATATAATTGCTCCAAATCTTTTTATTATATTATTATTTATTCATATTCATTAATAGAAAATAAAAAAGACCTCATTATGAGGTCTTTTTTATTAAAATTTTTATCAATTATTCCTTAATAAAATAGAATACTCCACTTACTGGATTTTGTGGTAAAGAATCAACTACTTGGAATTTTGTTGTCATCATACCTTCTATAGCAACACCTGATTGAGCATTATTACTTAATGCATTATATGTTTGATCTACTACTGGTATAACTGGTTTTTTAGATAAGTCTGTATAACTACCACTTGTTGCTACTGTTGCTAATGTAGGTTTATTTAGAATTACTCCCATACCAGAAACTGCATTCCAATCACTTTGCACTTGTGCTTCTGGTATTGTAGGTTTATTTAGAATTACTCCCATACCAGAAACTGCATTCCAATCACTTTGCACTTGTGCTTCTGGTATTGTAGGTTTATTAGTTAAGTCATTATAATCACCAGAAGTTGCTACTGTTGATAATTCATCTGCTTCAACATAATTACTATCAGTAACCATATATAATTCATTATCATTTATCAAGCCAGATTGTAATGCTATATTATATTCTGCTTGTGTCAACTCATTAATGATTAATTCTTTTACATTTGTATCAATAGTCATATCTTCATCCATTCCATTTATAATCTTATTTATCACATTAAAAATTATCATATTTTAATTTAATAATGTGAAAACATATACAACCATTTACTGTTGCTATTTCCTAAATACATCCAATCACTACCATTCCATTTATAATAAATATTTGGATCACCAGTAATTTTAGCAATCTTTTTAATTTCTTCATTATTACTATATTGTGGAACAGGTAAATCTTGTAAATCATCATTATATCTATTTAAAATTATAATATGATCATCCAAATCTAAATTATAATCATAATTTGGTGTTATATTAAATACTTTAATTGATGATAATTCATCTTCATTACTAATAATTTCAACATTATTACCAATATATTCATCAATATTATTACAAAATTGATAGTATGATAATAATCCTTTATGTTTTTCGTCATTTGCAACAATAACTATAAATTTTTTAGTAGTATCTTGATAATCTTCAAAATCTGTTACATTATTTAAATCATTATAAGTTTCAAAAGCATTTGCTACAACACTTTTTATACCCAAACCATTATTACCATATCCTAATAATATATCAGTATATGTATTAACATTATTATACCAAGTTGTTTCAGTTTTTTCAATATATGTGTTAAAAATAATAAAATCACCAGATTTATATACTCTTTCTTTATATGAAATAGTTTCACCAACTATTTTATATACAGAACCTTTTTTAATAGGTAAATTTATTGTACTAAAATTATTTTGAATATCAGATGTATTAATTTCTCCATCATATACAAGATTTTTTGTAGAACTATATGTATTTAAAGTTTCATCAATTTCTTCTTTAAAACCTTTTAATAATGTTGCTGATACATATTGTTTATTTCCTGTTGCTTCTTCCCAAGTTATAGCACCATTATCAATAAATTCTTGTACATTATTACTTGTAAATTCATTCTCAATAGATACAGCTTCTGCTACTGTTTTAGGTTCAATTAATTTATATTCACCACCATCTTCAATATATAAATCTATTTTTTGATTATCACTCATTTAAAATACCTTAAATTTAATCATATAATTATTTATTCATATTATTGAAAAATCAATAAAGAAAATATTTTTATTATTTCAAATAAATACTTATACAGAGAGAATAAATTTTTTAAAGGTAAAAAATATGGCATACTCCGGTTTTATTGCTAACCCTGAATATACTAGACGCACTCAAAAAGAAGAAATTACTGGTGATTGGACTTTTAAAGGTGTAATTACTGCTGAAAAAGTTATTAGAGGTTTAGGTTTAGCAACTTATTATGGTGACTTAGCAGAATACTATGATTATGATATAAACGAAGTTATCCCTCAAGGAACTTTAGTTAAATTTGGTGGAACAAAAGAAATAACAAAATGTTCTGCAAATGATAGAAATTTCTTTGGAATTATCTCTACAAAACCAGGTGTAGAATTAAATAAAGATGAAAAGAAAACCAAACATGAACATTTACCAGTTGCTCTCTGTGGTAAAGTTCCTTGTAGAACAAGAGGAAAAATTAATAAATTTGATAAATTAACTACTTCAAAAATTCCTGGTGTTGCTAAAAAGAAAACTTTATTAGATTCTCTATTAGGAAAACCAACTATTGGTGTAGCATTAGAATCAAAAGATGATTCATCAGAAAAATTAATTACAATTTTTGTTAAAACACATATTTAAGATTTCTCAATTATAAATAATTTTATAATTTTGAGGTTTAAATATGTTTTCACTTACAATAATTCCAACATTTTATTGTCAATATAAATGTAGTTTTTGTTTTCATAAAGATAGAAATATTGATAAAGAACCATACTATCTTCCAGATGATTATATCAAATCATTTTTAGAAAAAAATGGTAATAAATTTGATAAAATCATTATTTCTGGCGGTGAGCCAATGACATATCCAAAAGTATATTTTGATAGAATTGTTGATTATGCAAAAAAATCTACAAATAATGTTATTATTAATACATTTCCAACAAAATTAGATAATTATAGAGATGATGTTGATTATTTAATTTCTTATGATTTTGTATCTAGACCTCATGCATTTGAAGCTTGGAATAATATGTTAAAATTTCCTAAAAAATTTGATGTTGTAATGACATTAACACCACAATTATTTTCATTACATCCTAATAATATTTTTAGAAAATTAACTTTATTAAAAAATATTAATTCTGTTGAATTAAAACCATTTATTAAATTATCAAATTTATCTTGGAAAGCATCACAAGATTATTGCGACAAATATATGAAAGTATTCATTTCATCAAAATTAAATCTCCAATTCACTAACATTAATAAAGAAAAAATTAAATTAATAAATGGGTTTGAAAGTAATTATAAAGAAAATAATATGATTAATTATTGTTTATTACCAAATAAAAAATTAGCCGTTGAGTCATATAATGATTTAACAGAAATTTTTGAATATAAAGATATTAAAATATCTGATATAGGACTCATAAAACCATCTTATAAAACTGTTTGTGATTTATATTCAGATGAAATAGTTAATTATGGTAAATTAAATGTCTAAAATTGTTACTGCTCCATTAAATATAAATGATATGGATAATGAATTAGAATCAAAAACTGTTTATATTTTTGATTATAAAAATTCTCAATTTAAAGGCATACAATTTTATGATTATATTTCTAATACAGGTATTATTTCTGATATATATTTTTCTGAAGATATTTCTTATAAAGATAAAAAATTATTATTAGAAAAATATATGAATGATAATCATTTTTTACATTTTTTATCATTTAATTCAGCAATTTTTAACATATTATGCTTATATAAAAATGTTAAATTAAGAGTTCAAACATCTTGTTTAACAGAAAAAGAAGAAAAACTCTTTTTAGAAGAACAAATTAAATTAATATCTAAATGGAAAGCATTTTATGATTCTCTTTTTTATTATATTCTTTGTTTAGCATCACTTCCTGAAAATTGTTCTAACAAAAAAGAACAAATAAAAAAGAGATTTGAAGGTGCGCCAATAAATAATACTATGGATTTATCTGTTAATATGATTTCTCTATTAATAGATGATTATTTTTATGAATATTATGATAGTGGTATTAATGAATCATTAGTAAATTATTATCCATATTATTTTGAAAACAATTTGTATGATGAAAATAGTATTATTGTTCATCTTATTAATCCAAATAACTATTATTTAGATATTATTAACAAATCTATTCATAATGAAAAATTTCAAAAATTTTTAATATCTAAAGAAATCCACTAATGCTTTTCCAGTTTTTACAATTTTTGAATTATTAATAGCATTTTTTACATGTTCAATTGATCCATCAATAATCCCATATTCTTTAACATCATCCCAGTAATACGTTTTATTTTTTTCTTCTAATTTTTCTTTTTCTGATTTAATTTCTTTCATACCATTATAATAATTACTTTTTATTTTTTCAAGTCTTTCATTAGTTTCATTAACTTGTTCTTTTGTTCTATCTATCCAAATTGATAAAATATTATCTATTAACGTAGATACTTTTGCGCTTTGTTCTTTTGATACACCAGTACTTTCATTACCACCATATCTTTTTTGTAAATAGTGTGACATATATTCAACAGAAACTTGACCCAAATCAATAAATTCTGTTCCAATAACATTATTAATTTCTTTTGTATCAACTGTTATATCATTTGTTATTCCTTCAATCTCAAATGTTACTGTAACTGTCATTGGTGAAAAATCGCCTAATTTATTATCATCAAATTTTATTAATTTTAATGTTGGATTTTGAATAGTATATACCATTAATTTATTAATAAACATTTCGGCAATAGTTATAGATTCAAACATTTTTTTATTAGAATTAATATTTAAACCCCAATTTGTTAGATATTCTGATGATGATTCACCATATTTTCTAAATTGATCATTATGTTTATTATTAAAATCATCATTTATTACACTTAAATAATTAAAAAATGCTTGTTGAATCGTACTGTCTTTAACATCAAAAAATGTTAATGTTAAATCTCCATATTTAACACCTTTATTAATAACTTTTTTACGATTATATTGATTTAAAACTTCCACATCAAATGTTACATTAGGTTTTTGAACAGATTGAACATATTTTGATAATTCTAATGAAATTTCTTTATAATTATATTTAGAATCAAATCCATAATGATTAAAATTAAACAAAACATAAAACATAGTTTTAGTTTTTGGATAATTAGTAGATACATTTGGATTATATGTTTTAAATCTTTTTTGACCATCAGTTAAAGGATCAATATCATCACTTGCAGTATAGCAAGGTATAATATTATTTAAATCCCATTGATATGATATATCTTTATCTGAAATCATTTTTTAACCTTAATCATTTATAAATATATTTATCAAAGAGATTTAGGAATAAAAAATGACTAAAAAATCATTAGATGAAGAATTTGGAACATTATCAGTAGAAGAAATAGAAACTTCTGATTCTTTACAACAAGCACTTGCATTAATTAATCAAGAAGGTATTGTATCAGATGTTCCACCACCTGAATTAAAAAAATTTGCTGTTGCTAAAAAAGAAGAAGCAAAAGAGTTAGCAAAATTAACGGATGAACAAAAATCTAATAAAGAATTAGATGAAATTGCTGACCAAGCAGATCAAGCATTTTATGATTTAATGGATATTGCCATTAATACACAAGGAAAAGCATGTGGGGATATCGCTTCTGCTGCACAATCTTTCTTAAATATTAAATTAAATGCTAAATTAGCAAAATCTGAACACAAATTTAAAAAATTAAATCAAGAAATTCAATTAAAAAGAATTGAGATGAACTCTTTAAAGTCATCTCAAAACAATGATACTCCAGATTATGATCCTAATGATGATATTATAGAAATTACTCAAGATTAGATTCTTCAGATTCCTCTAATTCATCATTTTCTTCAATATAATTTTCTTCTGCTAAACGATTTTTCATTTCAAAATCTATCTGTTCATTATATGTTGGATTATATCCAGCTTCTTGCATAAGTTTTGATTTAATTCTTCTTTGTGTTTTTTCACTATTAAGAATTGCTGTAAATTTATTTGAAGCAGTTTGAGTTAAATAAGCAAATACGTTATTTCCTTTAACTTCCTCAAACTTTAATGCTGTATCATATAATTGTAATAAAGCAGCTGATTCCATATCATCTCTAAATGTATAAGAAGCCCAGTTACTTGATCTTGCATATTTACTTACTAACATCATTATCATAATAACTAATCCTTCCGATAATTGACCTTGAGAAACATCAAAATGACCAGTTTCAATAGAATCTCCTGACCAATGTGATCTAAGAATTTCTTTACCATATTTCATAATATTTTCTGAAAATTGTTTAGATAATTCTTTTATTTTTTCTTTAAGTTCTTTAACTTCTTCTGCTAACTTCTTATTTTTTTCTTTATAAGGAACTTGCTTTTCTTTAAATAATTTATTACTTCTAATATATCTGTCATTTTCTTTTATTATATTTTTTAAAGACGTAATTTCTAATTCTATATTTTTAATTAATTCTTCATTTGAAGAAAATTCTTCTAAACATTTCATTACATCATCTTTCTTAAAAATAAAATGTTTAAATGGTGTCATTTTAAATATTCTTAAATTAATTTCTCCATTTTCTTCAAAATCTTTAATATGTTCATCTGTCATAATTCTTATAATAACACTATCACCAGAATTTTTCTTATTAAAATAAGATTTCAACATATTTGGAGTAATCATTGAATAATCTTCAACTATCAAATCAAAATGCCCATCATAATTTTCTTTATCATAACAACAATAAGATAATTTTGATTTTTGCATTTCTCTATACATATCTGCATTTTTTAGATAATATCTATTTTCATCACGCATTTCCAATCCTTTTATATTAATTTAATTAAAGTATATCATAAAAATCTTTTTTTGTCAACATTTTTTTCAATATGTCTATTTATAAAAATAACATGCCTTAAAAGGCATGTTTCAAATAATAAATATTGACAAAATCATTTTAAAAAGTTATTGCCCAAATAATTCCTGGTGTTTCTTCTACACCATAAGAAAAATCTTTCCAAGATTTACCATCACAATATTGAATTGTTCCAGTATTTTTATTATATTTAATAGCACCTTCATAAGTCTGATCAATACCAATAGTTTGCGGATTACCCATTTCACTTAAATATGTACCATCACCAATTTTAACAGCACCATTTTCAGTAATTTGAAGAATTAAATCTTCATCTGTAACTATTGAACCATTATTATGATTTATATTAATTGCACCCATATTAACTAACCTTTATCATATCCATTTTAATTTTCCATTTAACATTATTATTTGCATTAGATGGTTGACTCTTAATTTTTAATTTTAATTTTGTTTCTTCAACAAATGCTTTTACGCTCCATTCTTTATTATTAGTACCTATTAATTCATAATCAGGTTTATCTATTATTTCAACAACAGGAGTTCTTGCATTTTTTCTATAATAATTAACAATTAATTGTATTTTCCAACCACTTATACTGCAAGAATTCATATATGGAGATGTTACTGTTGATTTTACTACTTCTCTACCAATAGCACTTATTGTTATTAAATAACCAATATCTGGTTTTTGTTTTTCTAAAATATCTAAATAACCATCACCAGGATCAAATCCATATAATATCAAATCCGTTTCAGATGTATCACTATCTAATGTTGTTTCAGATATTACTGTTTTTATATTAGATATATTATCTGGACCTATTTCCATCCAAGTTTTCATTACTTCATCATAAACTTTAAAAATATGATAATTTGTATCATACCATAAATCACCAGTTGATGGATCTAAATTAGAAGGATATTCATCTCCAACAAAAACTAATGGTAATTTTTTCCAACGATCATCATCATTTTCACTTACATTATTAACACAAACATATAAATCACCTTGAAAATTATCTTCTTCCAATGATAATCTTTTATAACATATTTGACCAATTAAAGGATTTTTTGGAAATTCTATATTAGAAAAATTTTCAACTAAATGAACAAAATTATCTGATTGTGTTTTACCATAATTTGGTGTTAATCTTCCAATTAAACCAATTCCTGATAAAGTTTCAGTATCTATAACTTCATCTTCTAATCCACCTTTTATTAATTCCGTTCCATCTGTTTTATTAATAATATATGTCATTTAATTATTCCTTTTAAAATATTTATTAAGATATTCTAATATTATAATCAGTAATTTTAGTAATTATTTGAACATCATCTAATGTAGCACTTGATAATAATATCTCATCTGGTTCACATTGTATTTCAAACAAATTACCAAATTTTTCATCATTATATGACGGAACTAATAATATTGTTCCAATATTATTTCCCATTTTTGTATGAATATATGATGATAATTGTGTAAAAAAGAATGTTTCACCAGGTTCCATTTGTTCAAAATACATATCTATATATTTAATTACTTCTTGTTTTATTTCATTATCAGATAAAATTGTATTTTCATTTTTAATTACTTTAAAAATTCCTTTCAATTCATTACTTGATTGATTACCAAATAACAATTTATATTTTATTGGATGCCAAATTATTGTATCAGTAATCATCTTATAATTTTCCATATCAGCAAATAAACTTTTTAATTCAAATGCAGAAGGTAATTTAGGGAATATTGATTTTTTACCATTATTAATCCAATTTTGAACACTATTCCAATAATCATTTGTTAAAACATATGAATCAACAATATTTGTTGTAGATGGATCTATCAAATGTTTCATTGTAGCAAAATGCTTCCAAGAAAATACAATATCTTTAATTCCTTGTCTTATTTCATAATTTTCTTTCTTAATTATTTCCATTTTATTATCAGTTGATGACCAATAACATAATGTATAATCATTATCATAAATCTTATATTTATGATCTCCTTCCAAACTTACTTGAACAATAACTTTATCATTAATTCCTGAAATACTAGCAGCAGTAGTATATTCTGATTCAGTACAAGTTTTTATAATATTTCTTTGATTATCTTCATCCCATTCATATGTTATTATACGACCAGCATCAACTACATCATAATTATATACTCCACCAGATTTAGCAATTTCATAAGTTTCATCAATAATTTGACCATTACTCATAACCATTGGTTCATAAGCATATATTGTAAATGATGTTCCATCTGAATTATATGGAATTGAAGTACCTGATGGATAAACAGTGCAAGGAACTTTTGTATAATAGTAATTAGAAACATTAGTTGCACAATAATCTTTATAATCACCAGTATCAATATAATCCCATAATGTTTCAATTTCTATAACATTATCTATTAAATTATCATCATTATTATCATTTTTTTCAAAGAATAATTTTTGTGATGACTCACCACATAATTCTTGAAATTGGATTGGATTATCTACTGTTGAATCTTTATCTTCATCATATCCATAAACCTTAAATTTATCTTGATCTATATAACCATCTGAATACATAATTACATTACAAGGTTTCCAATAATAATCATGCTTTAAGTGTAATAAATCATTATCTTGTGATTTAAATATTCTTATATAATCTTCTGTTGAAAATGTTCCATCATTATTTTTAACTGATGTATTAAAGAAGAATGATACATCATTTGCTGATCCAAACAAATAATCAACATATCTTGTATTGATTGTCCACACATTAGATGATTTATATTCAATTTTAACTAACCAATCTGTGCAACCTTCATCATTATAATTTGGATCATCTTGTTCTACCCAATCACCATCTGATAAACTATTTGATGGCATAATTTGAAATGAATTTAATTTAATATTATATCTCAAACCAAATGTAGTATCATTTTTTAATAAATCAATTACTTCTTCTTTCATATCATTAGAAAATGATATTATAAACGGATTATAATATTCTTCTATAATCCAAGTATAATTTGGATTTGAATTTAAATTATCATTTATTGAAATTATTTGTGTATTTGGTGTATTATTTTCATTTTCTTCAATACTTAAAACTGTTACCCAAGATTCTTCAACTGTTCTATTATTAGAATCTTTTCTAACCATTTTAATAAATGTGCCTTTTTGAATATGTTTTATAACTTCTGAATAAGGTATCATAATATTTGATGTATTAACGAAATAACCAGAAGAAGCATTATTACCATATTCATATAATAATTTCCATTTATAATCCTTACCTAAATAACTTGGTTTATATGTTTTGAATTTTTCATAATAGAAATTTGATAAAGATAATTTTCTTAATTCTTTATACATAATTTCATATAATTCATCTACATTTGACCAATCATCAGAAGCAATATCTAATGGTGATAAACCTTCTGTACTATATAAATAGCCATCTTCCCCAATTAAATTAAGATCTTGATACATTCCTGTTGGATCATTAAAATCAATATATCTTGTATTACCAGAATATGTTCTTAAAATACTTTTTAATATTTTAATTCTTTGTGTAGAAGATTTAGGAAAATAATTATAATCAGAACCAGTTACCATACGATTTTGTGTAGAATAAACTTCTGGCGCACGTTCTCTAATGTAACTTAAAGATTCTTGCATAACACTTTGAGTAATATGTGATGAATCTGCTATACTAAATTCAATAGTTAAATAATATACATTACCATCAGATGAATTATGTGAATAATAAGGAATATTAACTGTAACATTTCTTATATCAATATTTTTAATATAAAAATCTTCATTACCATCGGAAACACGATACCAAACTCTAAAATATCCAATAGGTATAGTTCCAAATTTACCATCAGAAAATCTTAAAGTAATTTTATCATCATCATTAGTTTCTACTTTAAAAATATTTCTTACTTCATTATCCAAACTATTATAAACAAGATATTCATTATCAGGAATTTTTTTCCAAGTTTCTTTAACTAAACGGGTTTCTGAATCTATTGATTGAAACCATACATCATAATTATTAATATTTTGTTGATCTATTTTTAAGTAATTATTTTCAATTTTTTCATCAAATTTAACAATTTGATTTTTTAATGATCCTTGTTTCCAATATACAAAGAATCCAGTATTATTAGATGAATTTCCAGATCCATCATTTCTATAAAGGATATTAAATGCTTGTTCAGGAATTGGAGTTTTTTCTTCAATAGTTAATAAATCAGTATCTAAATCAGCATTAACTATCTCAAATTGCTTAATAGAACTATTAACAATAGAAGTAAATGGATATATACAAGCATTATTTTTTAAATCATTAATTTCATATAATTGTGTTGTAATACCATTATTAACAATTTTCTTTAATGGTTTTCCAAAAGGATTTGTTGAAGAAAATGTACTATTCAAAACAGTCAAAAATTGTTCTTTCCAATTTTGATTAGCACCATCATTCCAATTTATTGTTAAATCTTTTAATGAATTTCCCAATGAATCATATATTGATTCAGTTGTTTTAACAGAAACAATTTTAGCAATACCTAATGCTGCAATATTTCTCTTTGGAGAATATGAAAGCATTTTAACAAAATTTAATAAAGATTGTCTTCTTTCAGTTGTTGAAGGGAATATATCATGTGCATTTAAATCAACTCTATAATTAATAATAGAACCTAAATATGATAAACCATTTACAAAGATTCCCACTTCAGAAGAATTTGCCCAATCATTATAATCTTCTGGACATTGATTAACAACATATTGTTTAATACTTTCTTTTAATGAAATATAATCACCAGAAACAAAATTTATTGTTGGTAACTGATTAGCATATTGATCTATCCAAGCTTCAGCATAATTAGTAATTGCCATTATTTAATCCTCAAATAATTCATATTATTATTTATTCATATATTCATTATTAAATAAAATCTTTAATAAATAATCATATAATATATTTTATAGGAAAATTAAAATGGCAGAAAGTTTTAGAAATTTTAATGGTGAAATTGTAGTAACAAATAGATCACCAGTTATTATTGTACCTTATGGTGTTTCTGGTTCAGGTGCAAATGGTAATACATCAACATCTGGTGATAGAGATTTAAATAGTGTTGTTCAAATACATTCAATATATATATCTCAAACTCCAACATCAAAAATAACTGGTACTCAAAGATATAATCCAGCAAGTTTTTCAGCATTTAATTTAAAAATTATAGATAAATCTAAAGATCCAGTAAAAAATACATATATAGTTTTTGATGGAAGAATTGTTCCAGGATCACCATTTTTTATTGAAAAAAATATTACATTAGAGCCAAAACAATGTTTAGTTATAGAATGTCCTGGTGATTCAAAAGATATAAATTTAAATAACAATTCTAGTGAAGCAACATTAAATACTAATAGTAATGTTAAATTACATTTTACAGCATCGGCAGTTTTATTCCCAAATGCTAATTCATAATAAAAAGACCTCTTTAAGAGGTCTTTTTTAATTCATCTATTAAATAATTATAAAAATCTTTATTTTCTTCTAACAACTTATTTTCTTTCAAAATAAAATTAACATCTTTTTGAAGAATTGATTTATCACTATTTAATGTCAAATAAGATACTAATTCAATTACTGATTTAAATTCCATTATCTCACCATTTTTTTCATAAATAATTTTTTCAATCAAATCATTTGGTGGCAAATAAATGCTGAAAACTGCATTATAAATATGTTTCCACATTTCATCAGTAATCATTTTTAAACCTTATTTCTTCTTTTTAGTATCAGTTTCTTTTGATAATGCTTGAGTTAATGCAGATAATGAAGATACTAATGAAGATACTTGTTCATTTAATGATTTAATATCATTTTTCATTGATTCAATTTCATCACTTTTCTTTGTTAAATTAACATTTTCTTCACTATTTGGATTAAATGTTTGTTGAGCAGAAATATTTCTTTTAGATTCATATTCTCTAATTGCTTTAACCAATTCATTTGGTGTAATTGTTTGTTCACCAGGTAATTGAATAGCAACTTGATCAGATTTAACTACCAAAATTTTATGCATTGCTTTTAATACCTTTAACATAGTAGCATTAGGATAGTCCAAGAAAAATTTCTTATCTAAAATTGGATATGTTTCTTTCAACATTTGGCATTCAGTACTATTAACCAAAGCAACTAATTCAGCACGAATATTTGGCTCTAAATCATCTATATCAACAACTGAACAAGTATTTGGATCTGTTTCATTCTGTAAAGCAATAATAATATATCTTTTATGATTAATGAAATCTTGAGCATAATGCTTTAACAATTTTCCATTAACATCTGTAACACCAACCATAGTTTTTCTCCTATAAACGTTTTATGTAAAATTATTTATAGTCAATTTTTTTTAAAAAATGATTCTAACACTTTTTAAATAGAATTTTTCTTTTTATCTTCAATGAAATCTTTTATTTCACTAATATCTCTCAAATTTTCTGCTGATGGTTTATATTCATCAACTGTGTCAAATAAAACTGTTGAAACATATAATTGATAATTTTCATTCATTCTAACAACAAATAAAATAAATCTTGGATATTTACCATATACTTCATCATATTTCTTTTCATTTATAAAAGAAAAATAAATTGGTTTATTTTCATCTAAAAACTTTTCTATACTAATATTTGATGAAGCATAATCATCATACTTATAAGGACAACCCATTAATTTAAATCTTGTATCAGGTTTTAAAAACTTCATATCTCTTGGTAAATCATTTGGATTATCAAATTTTGGTAATTTATTTGTAATATATTCTTTTAATCTTTCTTTTAAAGAATTTCTATAATCTTTATCCGTACGATTATCTCTAATACTACCATGTATTTTATCATTATTATATTTTTTAGAACCTCTATCAGTAGGATATAAATTTCTTCCTCTATCATTAATTCTTTTAGATTGAATTTTATTTCTTTCTTCATCTTCATAAATTACTTGAAAATTAATTTTAGGAGCAACATCTTTTCTAACAAGTTTCTTTTCATCTGTACTTAATCTCTTTATTATAAATTTAACAACATTAGTAATAAATGATTTAACACCAGATAATGATTTAATTGTAGATTGTAAATTAGGTCTTTCTGACCAAGATAAACCATTTTCTAATCCTTCCCAATCTCTTAAAGAAGATACTCTAAAACCATCCCAATTTCTTTCAAATGTAAATAAATCGTCTTGACCATATCTTAAAACAACTAATAAAACTTTATTATTTTTTAATAAATCAAAAACTTTTTCAGGTTCCCTTATAACCTCAATTTTAGAATTTTTACCAATTTTTTGAGGTTTTCTATATGAGCCATAACGATATTCAGTATTTAAATTAATCACTTTTTTTAATACTTCTGAACTCAAAGCAGCTAAATTACCCATATCTTCTAATAATAACATTTTTAATTCCTTATATAATCTACAATCATTGGATTCATTTTTGTTGCTTTTTCAACAACTTGTTTATCAGGATTATTAATAAACTTAATATAGAATGGATTTTTCTCAATAAGTTTATTTTGAATTGTTTTATCAACATTATTTACATATTTTAACAATTCAACATTTTGCGATATAATATATTTTTGAACGTTAGCATCAACATCTTTTAATAAATCTTTATTAAAATAACTTTTATTCTTATTAATATATTTAATTGCCATTATTGTTAATAAATCATTATTCTTAAATACTTCTATATGATTATTTCCTAATTCACGAATTACAGAACTAGCAACATTCATCAATGCTACACCATATTCACTATTAATATCTTTTATTGATTTAATTTTATGTTCAAAAACATTTAAAAATAATTTTTCTTGTTTATCTTTTGAATACATATTATCATATATTTTTCTTAATGTTACAAGATTATCATCACATATTTCATATAAATCTTCTATACTCATATAATTAACTAATAAATTGTAATCAATTACTATTCCATTTTTTCTTATTTGTTTAATAAATTTCATTAATTCATTCATAACTTCATCAGAAATTTTACATTTATTATTTAATTCAAATGTTGTCCAATCTTGACCTTCATTTAAATATCCTAATTTATAATTCTTTTTAAATATATTTAAATCATCCATTGTAAATTCTAATAATTCTGGTAATGTATGATACCAATTCCAAGATAAACATCTTTCTCTTACATTTTTTGGGGCTTTATTCATATCATCATTACAAAAATACACTGATGTTACATAATAATTCAAACTTCTATCACCAGCACTTAATTCTTTATATGGTTTCCAATTAAAAAATTTATCTTGAAAAATCTCTACAATATGAAAAGGCATAGATCTATCTATATTATTGATAACATTTGCAATAGTCATTGTATCATATTTTCTTTTAATACTATCTAATATTTTTTCAATTAATTCTTTACTATCATCTTTCAATAAACCACGAACACAATATATTTTAAAGAAATCTATATCATTATCAATTAATTTAAAAAGAAAATATTCTTTTGTTGATTCATCTTTTATATTCATAAACACATCTAACAATGTTGATGTACCAATTTTATCCATATATTTTTCAATTAATTCTTTTGAAGGATTTTTAATCCATACAATAAAACTTGGATTTTTTTCTAAAACATAATCAACAACTCTTTCATCAGGATTATCTATATATTTTACACTTGAAGCTCTTCCCATAACAGCAGCTATTTGTAATTCATATGATGGATTTTTAATTTGTGCAATATAATCTGGATCTTCTTCAATTGCTATCATTTCAGGTAATCTTAATTCATCTTTTTCTACTTCCGTAGCTTTTGTAACCAATGTTATATCATTATTATTAAATAATACTGCACAACCTTTATCTATATTACCTTCATATCTAATACCAACAATACCATATTCATTTAAAAGTAATGATGCTTTTTTAGGACTACCCATTTCATCCTGTAATGCTGAATAAAAACCTCTGGCACTATAATTTTTATGTTCCATATAATTTTTAACAGAATTTAAACTTGGATTTTTAGCACTCATTTCTTTTAAACATTTTTGAACAAAATCTGATTGTTCATCAAATGTATCTTCTTCAACAAGGTAATAATCAAATTCTGGTAATTGAACTGTATAAAAATTACCTTCTTCATAAACTGGTTTAACTTTTAAATCACCAGTTTTTAATGAACCAAATTCTTTTTTTGCTTTTTCTAAATATTCTGCTGCAGCTGGATGTTTACTCATATATTCTTTGTCTTTTAATATTCTATCAATTTTATTAAGAGTATCTTTTTTACCAAGACAAGTAAGTGTGCTTAATAAACTATACATAATAGTTCCTGATTCATACGATTTACCTTTATATGTGTAAACTCTAAATTGATTTCCAGCATTCATTGAAGAAATTCTTGATCTATATCCTTGTGCTACACCTTTTCCAAAACTAAAATATAACCCCCAACCATGCGCTTGACCATGTTCCCCTTTACCAATAAAAGCAACATCAAACTTATCAAAATTATATGCAGAACCATGATATGCTGTAACTTCTAATAACAAATTATCATCAAATTCTTCTTCTAAAATTCCATTTTCAATATCTTTTATTTTCATTATTTACACCTTACCAATCTTCTTCGTCTTCTATTTTATTTTTATTTTGATTTATATCATTTGCATTATCTTTTTTTATATTATAATATTCCAATGGTTTTAAATCTTTTAAATCAACATTATATCCATCTGAACCATATATTTTATTAACATAAATTCTTCCAGTAGTATCAATAACAAATTCAAAAATTATAAAATTTGGTAATTCTTTTGCAGTATAAAGATTACCTCTTTTATAAAAAGCATATCCTTTTTTATTAATCATTAATTGATATAAAGGATCACCAACTCTTTTAAAATTTCTATAATTAAATTCTAATGTGCAAGTAGCATCATAATTATATACATTACCATTTATTTTAAATGCTTTAAGAAAATTATTAACCTTCTTATTTTCAAAATCTTCTAATGAATCAAAATTTGGGAATTTACTTTCCACATATGCTTTTAATCTTTCTTTTAATTTTTCTTTATAATAAGATAAATCTCTTTTATCCATTAATTTACCATGTATTTTTTGATCTCTACCATAAGGTCTTTGTGTTTTACCATATTTGTAAACATATAAATTATTTTTTTCTAAATTTTCTTCACGTTCTTTATGTTTTTTTATTTTATCCTTATCATAAAAAATTACTTGATAATTTAATTTACTAATGAATGTGTTATAATCAATTTTATTTTTAAAATAATTATTATGTAATGCTACTAAAATTTCATTCATTTTATCTAAATCACCATACCCATAATATTCAATATTATCTTTGACTTTAAGTATTTTAACATTTGTATGTTTATCACTATCTTTTATTAGGAGAAATAAATCAATTTGATGATATCTTATTATAATAGCATATATATCATTAATATTATTATTAATATAAGTTTGTATATTATCTTTAACAACTATAACATCTGAATTTCTTCCTATATTATTATTTTTATTATTACTTTTAAAAAAATCTAAAATATTAGAAGAAATCTGTCTTAAATTACCATAATCTTCATTCAATATCATCATAATCTCCATCGTTAATATAATCTACAATATTTGGATATTTCTTTTTTAATTCTTCAACTAATTTTGGATCAGGATTTTTAAAATATTTTATCATATATGGATTCTTTGAACATAATACTTTTTGAACATTAGTTGGAACTTCTTTATAATAATGTAATAAAGCAGGCATTAACATTGCAATTTTTATTATAAAATCCTTATAATTCATAAAATCATTTTGTATCAAAACCTTAATAAAATTAATTAATCTATAATTTCCTCTGTTAGTACTACTTTTTTCAATATATTTCATAACTTCATTTATTAAACTATGGACTTTATTTGGTCCTAATGTGTCCATTAAATTTTTATTAAATAAATTAATATTTTCTATAAGATCAATTCTAAACCATTTTTCACAAATTTCTTTAAACAAATTATCATTCAAATCCTTTAAAACAATAGGATTATTCCTAACTGCTCTGCAAATTGGTGCTGGTATTTGATTAATTGAATCACATTTATTAAATGATTTAATAATATCTGGAGTATAAAATGTTTCATATATTTCTTCATCAGATACAGAAGAATAACCTGCACGAACATCTAATTCATAACAACCTTTTTCATTATATTTTATTAAATTTTTTATTATAGAAATAGATTTATCAACCATATTATCTTCATTTTTATAAATAGTCATACTTCTTCTACTATCAGCATGTCTATTAGCATCTAAATATTCATATAATAATTCATCAATTGGCGTTTGAACAGAAAAATGAGTATTTTCCGGATAATGATATAATGAATCTATTATTAAATATTTAACAACTTCTATATAATCATTATATCCAGATTCATTTGCATATATTTTATGTAATATTGAAGAATCATTTTTCTTTACATCATCTATTGTTAATCCATCAAAAAAAGCATTTACTATTTCAATATTTTTTTCATTTTTTGATGCTTGAGAAATTCTTTGAATACAATTATCACCGCATTTTAAAATATATTTCTTTCTTTCTTCCAATGGAATTGATTTAACAATTTTTAATACTTCATCTAAAACATCATGTCCTAAAGCATATTCAAGTCCTAATTTTTTTAATTTAACTAATGATACTTCTGGAGTATTAATATTATTTTCTTCAATAATTTTCATTACTTCATCTATATTATGAATCATAGTATTTTTATTATCATATGCTACATATTTAACTTTTTGTTCAGGTGTCATTTTTTCTAAATATACATTTACTGGTATAATATCTATTTTATTTTCTATAAACCAATCAATAACTTCTTCTGGAACTCTCTTACCTTTTAATTTCTTTGGATCATCAATAAATTTAGTAATATCAGACATCTGAATACCTTCTGAATCATTACCATATTCAACATCTTTTTTAACAATTTTAACATCATTTTTATTAAAAATTACCACACAATTACCATCTTGACCACCATAGTATTTAATTCCTGATATACCATTGTTATGTAAAAATTCTGAAACATCTTTTAAAGAATTCTTACCACTAGTAAAATGATCTCCATTATTTAATGAATAATATTGTAATTTATTATAAAACTCACTTCCTGATAATTCCTTCGCTTTAAATGGGTGATTAAGTTCTGATAAAATATTTTTACAAATATTTTTAACATAATCACTTTGTTCATACATTTTCTTTCTTTCTTCAATGTATGTTTCTAAATCAGGAATCTTAACTGTATATAATTGTCCTCTTTTTATTGCAAAAGATTTTTTAATATCATCCGGATTAATTTTATTAACTAAATTATATAATCTTTTAATTTCTGCTTTATAATTTTCTGGATTTTTTGTAAATTGAGATTCTTTACTTAAATTATTTAAAAAATTCAATGTATCATTTTTTCCTCTATTATAAAGACGTTTAATTATTTTTCCTTGAACAGTATTTGGACTATATGTTTTTCCATTATATGATAAAGATATATCTGTTGAATTTTTCTTATTATTATCATGATATCCACTAATTCTATTATGATAACCTTTTGCTGTATCAGGATTTAATGCAAAGTATAAACCCCAACCATGTGCTTGACATCCTTCACCTGAATCAATAAATTTAGTATCAAATTCATCAAAATTTTTATGCGAACCATGATAAGCATTAACATCTTCTTCAATAATTTCTATTTCTTTATCTTCAACCGATTCATAAGCATTAATTTTACCACTATTTGTAACTAACAATGGATAAAAATTTATTTTATTTACTCTTGGGAAATTTTCTTGAACTTTATCTAATATACCATATTTTCCATTATTAACTTCTTGCCCTAATTCTTCAAATGTTTCAAGATTTTTTCTATCATCATCATACATTTTAGCTGCTGTGTATAATCCACTTTTAAGATATTTCAATATAACATATCTTTTTCTATCAGCAACACTTTTAATATCTGTTAAATTACCACTTCTTTCAACATGAACATTTGGAATATCAACATCAATACCAAATTTTCTAAAAGTATCTAAAAATACCTCTTTATCATCAAAATCTGAACGAGCAGTTAAAAATATTACTTTTTCTTGCTTCTTATTATCTTTTATAGATTGAATAATATTCTTTATTCTACCAATAGTTTTTTCAATTGGTTGAGATGTTTGATTAAAATACTTTGCATCTCTAAAATTATCAAAATTATATGTTTCTCCATCACCCAATTCATGCGTATTAAACTCTTTATTATCAAGTGATTTAACTACATTACCATCTTTCATAACATTTACTTTTGCAAATGTATGCATAGTTGTTTCATCTATATCAATAAAAGATATTGGATTTCCACTTATTCTTGTATCAGATTCTTTAAGTATATTTCTCATTAATCAATCCCAAAGATAATTATAATATTATTTATCCTTAAAGATGTCATAAAATATAAAAAGCATTATGTTTCAAATGCTTTTTTATTCAAATATTATTTCATATTTTTTTAATTTTATTCCAAATAATTGTTTAAATTTTAATTTCAAAATACTCCACCAACTAAATGAATAATCAAAATTATCATAATATACATAATTTATATAATTATCCATTATTCTTAATGCTTCATCTAATGTGTATATAGGAAATCTTGATTTAAATTGGCAACCTTTTTCAGAAACATCATTACTAGATTTAACAAAAAAATTCCATTCTTCGTATATCTCATCAAATTTGCCGTAAAATAAATCATTTTCAATAGTTATATAAAAATTTTTAATTTCCATATCTACTCCATGCTTCTTCTAATGAAATTACTTCAACACCCTGTGCTTTTGCTTTATTTAATTTAGATGAACCAGAATTTGGATCTTTTGCAACTAATACATTACAAACTTTTGTTACAGAAGAACAAATCTTACCACCATTTTCAGTAATAACTTCTTCTAAATTCTTATCACGAACACCAGTAAAGCAAATATTTACATTAGCACACTTATTACTTACAATTTTCTTTTCTTTAATTTTAATAGGGTATCCAATAGATTCCATAAAATCCATCCATTGTTGATAAAATACTAAATTATCAATATATTGTTCAGCACTTTTTTCAGCAAATCCTTCTGTTTCAAGAAGTTGTTCATAAGTAACATCTAATGTATTATACTCATCAAGAACTTTTCTTAATTTCTTTTCACCAATACCTCTACCAAATGCTCCAACAGCATCCATAAATACACAAATATCAACTTCTTTCAATTTTTTATGTAATGAACCATAAAACTTAATACCATTTACACCAATTTCTTCTTGGAAAGTTTCAATATCTGTTGTAATAAGATTTTCAATACCATCATCTTCAAGATATTCTTGCATAATTCTACGAATATTACCCTCACCAGCAAAATCTACACCAAGTTTAGAGCAGAAATAAACAATTTTTTGAATTTCTACTTCATCAACAGTTTCTGGATCAGGACATTCTAAATAATCCAATTCCAATTCAACCCCATTTTCATCAAGTTGTGTACATTCAGGAAGATTATAGGATTCTTCATCAAATACTGGTTCAATAACTTTTTCAATATGAGGAATTACATCACCACGTCTTTTAATAATTACTTTTGCACCAATACCAATACCATTATCAACAATAGTTTTATAGTTATGACCAGTAACCCAATTAATAGTAACACCTTGAATATCAACAGGACTTACCTTAACTCTTGGTTTAAAGATAGCATCTTTTGAAACGTTCCATTCAATATCTTCTACAATAGTTTCAGCACTATTATCTGATGCACCAATCTTAAACTTACGAGAACATTTTGGATTAAGTGTCCCAGTATCATAACCTAAATCATCTTCTTTTTTAAAATTCTTTGTAAAGATAATTCCATCACACTCATAAGTATAAGCATTTTTAACTTTTTTAACTTCATTTATTGCATATTCTTCTGTAATATCAGCACCAAAAACCTTTTGAGCATGAGTTACTTCAATACCTAAATCCAAAAGTTTTAAGAACATATTTTCTTCTGAATCATTCCAATTTTCAATATGATATGCTACAAAATGAGCATATTTTGCAAAGGCATTAGCACATTCTTTTGCATTAAGTTGTCCAGCACAAGTATTTCTACCATTCTTATAACGATATTTTGTTTCATCATACAATTCATCAATCATATTTTGAATATCTTGTTTAGGAATAATAATTTCACCACGAATTGCAATATCAATTTCTTCATTTATCTTATTAGGAGCAAATTTTTTAACATGTCTTGTAATATCTTGACCTTCAATACCATCACCACGACTATAAGCAATCTTTAAATTACCATTTTGATATACCAATAATGCTGATACACCATCCAATTTATTAGATTGAATATAACTTTTATCTTTTTCTATCCAAGTTTCTAATTCACCTTCATGACATTCTGTCATAGAACCCATTATATATGGTAATTTAACTTTATCACCACGAACTTCCGACCCAACACTTTGAAAATAAATCTCATTAGGAAATTTTTCATAAGAAATTTCTTTTAACATATCATATACATCATCTGTTGATTCAATATATTCTTCAATTTCAGGAACATTTATCTTATCTTCATCTGTAAAAACATAATATTCACCTAAATTTGTATAAGTATCATCACATTTCTTCAAAAGTTCAATGTATGGATTTGACATAAATTATCTCCCTAAAAGTTATTTTAAGATAATATAGCATAATAATGATAAATTGTCAATAGTTATTTTAATTATCTTGAATAAATAATAATATAATGATTTTTGGAGAAAATTATGGCAATAATTAATGATGTTGGAGGAACTTCACTTAATTCTTTTAGTATAAATGGTGGTGTATCATTTTATCAAGGGAAAAATGATCCTAACATTAAAATGGGTAAAGATGGAGATTATTATTTTAAATCAGATGGTTACTTATATGTTAAAAGAAAAGGAACTTGGTTAAATATTACTTCTTCAGCAATGCCTGATGCTAGACATATAAAAAATAAATTAATATATTCTAATGGTGAAAATTATGCTCCTAGTGGAATATCATATAATGCCGATACTAAAGGCACTTATATGGATGGAGCATTAGTTATTGGGGAACATCCTGCAGCAAATAATGGTAATTCAAAAATAGTTCCAACAATTGGATGGATAAATGATCCAGAATTATCAACAAATGTAGTACATAGATCTGGTAATGAAATAATAAGTGGTTTGAAAAAATTTAATAATGATATTATTCTTAATAGTGTATCAGATTATTGTAGAGATTATGTTGTTGTTCATGATCAAGTGTCAAAGGGAAATGTTCCAACTGTTCATAGTCCTTATGATGATAATGATTATACAAAATATTGCTCATTTATAGCTGTTGATAGTAATGGATATAAAAAAGGTGTAATTGAAAATGGGAAACATATCGTTAATAATAATAAACTCGGTCAATTTGAAATTAAATACGGAAGACAAAATACCGGAACAGAAGCAAAACCAAATTATCAAGCAACAACAATTGTTGCTATGGAATGTTTTAAACCTTTAGCAAATAATGATACAAGAGCATGGATAAGAACTTATTGGGATGGTAAAGGTAAAGCATATGCTCAAACTAATGTAGATCCAGCAGATGGATCAACAGGAACTACTCAAAATATTGCTACAACAAATTGGATGATTAATAATTTTTATCCAAATACTATACAACCATATGTAAATAGTACTGCACAAACAATAACCAAAAATTATGTTGATAATAGTGTAAAAATTAAAAAAATTGGTGAATTGATTTGGTCACCTATTCCTTTACAAAATACTACTGGTTTACATTTAATGGATGGTGGTTCAGTAACTAAAAATTCTTATATAGATTTTTATAATTATATTAAAGGATTATCTAGTAATAATATTAAAAAAAATACATCATCAACATCTGATAATAGAACTAATGAGGAAAAAAAATATAAATTTTGTGTTGCAAGTGATAGAATATATCTTCCAAATTATTCTAATTTGATGGTTTTATCTCCAACAGGTTCTTCATCAGATGTTGGTAAATATTATGCTCCAGGTTTACCTAATATTACAGGAACTTGGGCAGAAGATTCTTTTGCTGGTTTTAATAGCGGGGCTATATCTTATGGAAATACTTTAAGTGGTCAATCAGGATCTGATCGAGGTACAGGTAAAGAAACATTTTTTAATGCTTCAAAATCTAATTCAATATATGGTGCTTCAACAACAGTTCAACCAGAAAATACAAAAGTTTATGTTTATATTGTTGTAGCAAATAATGTTGTTGGTGATACTTCATCATTAAATATTAATAAATTAATTACAGAAATTAATACATATGAAAATCAAGTAACATCATTATCGTCAACAGTATCATCATTAACAACTGGTACATCTGGTAGTATTACATGGTGGTATGATTCTAAAACAAAATTATTAATTCAATGTGGATATATAAAAGGTAATAAAGGTAATAAGATAGTATCTTTTGCAAAACCATATGCAAATAAAAATTATTCTGTTGCTTCAACTTGTGCAGTAAAATATTATGATGCTCCTTGGGGAACAAATACAATAGGAATAGATGATAATAATAATTGGGGGGGTTGGGAAGATCTTCAAAAATCAACATCAAGATTTATTTGTTATCAAGTTCATGATATATCAAGATGGTGGATTGCAATAGGAAAAGGAGCATAAAAATGAATTATATAAATTGGAAAATATTAAAATCTGAATACCATCTTTATGAAAAAGAATATGAAGATGTTGCTAACTGGTGTAATGAATCAAATGAATATTTTATTGATGATTCAGATAATTTATATTATAGAGTTAAAAAAAATAAAATATCTATAAAAACCGTATTACAAGAAGAATATATGCAATTACAACAAAAACTTAGAAATACAGATTATATTACAAATAAATTAGCAGAAGTTGTTGATGATATAGATGCTTATAGAGAAATGAAAGAACATTATTCTGAACAATTATCTCAAAGACAATTTTGGAGACAAAGAATTAGAGAAATTGAAAATGAATTAAAGGATTTATAATATGAATCTTAATCAACAATTAAATAAATTAATTTTTAAAAAACATTTAAGACGATTAGACGAATCGTTATTAGATGTTCGTCAAAAAAATGCTAAAAATCTTTCTGATGAGCAATTTAAACAATTAATGAATTATGATCCAATCATTTCTCAATTACCATCATTAGATGATACAACAATGGCATCTACAAATGAATCATATTCAAGATGGTTATTGAAAATGTTTAAAAATGGTTCATTACAAAATGCTGAACCAGAAGTAGTTAGAAAATTATTACAAGATTTTGAAGTTGCTAAAAAAAGAAGAAATCTTTTACCAAACAATGATATTAACTCATATAAATCATTAAATGATTTACAATCTGCTTTAAATAATATTTCTCAAAACCTTACAATAAACCAAAAAAATAAAGACGCCAGAAAAGCACAATCAGTAATTAAAAAAGAATTAAAACCAGGTATGTATCTTGATGGTGGAGCAGAATTATTATATTTAAATGATGACTGGGAAGTATGGACACCACATACATATGAAGGATCAAAGGCATTAAGACATGGTGCTGTTTGGTGTACTGGTGGTGATACACCAAGTTTTTATAATTCATATACAGAAGAAGGTCAATTGTTTGTTATAATCAATAGACATAATAAAAATGAAAAATATCAATTATTTGTTCCATTTGAAGATTATGATAATAGACATGAAAGAGAATTTAGAGATAAAAATAATGATTCATTATCTTTTAGAGAATTTGTTCATAATAATGATTTAGTAGATTTCTTTATGACACAAGATAATGTTACAAATTCTTATGAAAATTTAGATAATCCTGATATAGATGATGAATGGGATGAAGATAAAGAATATGAAATAATGAATGAATATAGTTTAGCATATGATGATTATGGACAAATTTGTATGTATATTGATTATGATGACATTCTTATCAAAAGTTATTACACATCTTGGGATGATTATAAAGATATGGCTTCTCATGGATATTTAGAAGATGGTATTCAAGGTGATTGGGATCAATATATTTCTGATGTTATGGTTGAAGATGGTTTTCTTATGGATATTAGTTGGGAGAATACTAATTTAAAATCATTATATGAATATTTTATTAAAAAATCTGGTTTATCTCAATACTCATTTAATGATTTTTTAGAAACATTATTTTATGGTGCAGCTGGATATACTGAAAGTGAAAAATATAATAAGGAAATTGGTCAATGGTTTGATGAAAAAGGTGGTATGTGGAAAAAACAAGTAAGAAATTGTATTTCTCCATCATACTTAGATTCACCTTATGTAGATTTTGTATATAAATCATTACAAAATATTGGTTGGAATCCTCCTAGAGTAGATTATAGAAACAATAATCGTGCATATGAAAGATATTTAGATTATTTTCAAACTTCCTTTATGTATATGTTTGAAGATTGTCATTCTGTAGAAGAATTTTACAATGAAATTGCTGATAATGGGCATAGATCATATTATGATATAATAGATTATTATGATATTAAAATAACTGAAAATAAAGATGATATATATCTTGGAGATTGTGATTGGGATAACTATTCAAGAGAAAATGCAGAAAGTGATGCAGAACAAATTATTGATGTATTTTTAACAACAAAAGAATGGAATAATTTTCTTAATGATTTAGAAGAAGAAGCATCTAATCCTGCTTTTAATATTGATAATATTAATGTTGAAATTGCTGAATATAGAAACGAATTAAGATTTATTTTAAATGATGATATTGAATTAAGAATTTTTAAATGGTTATTAAATAAAGAATTAGAATATTATAAAAATAATAACAATATTGAAGATGATTTCATTATTAATATTATTCATAGATTATTAAGTGATTATTCAAAAAAGAATTTAATTAATTTCTTAATAGATAATAATATTGTTACTAAAGAAAGTGTTGATGAAGCAAATAGATTCAAAAATTATTCTATGATTTCTAATTATTATTTTGATAAAGTTTTCTTTAAACCTATTAAATCTATTGTAGAAAAATATTTCAAAGAAAATTCTGAAAATGAAATTAAAAATCATTTCCATTATGATTTTTCTGGCGAAGAATATGAATTTATGAATAATGGTAAAAGTTTATTCTATGTTAATAAAAAAGATATGGAAAAATTAAGAGATGAATATAAAGAAAATAAATCAGAATATCTATCCAAAATTGTTAAAGATATTATTGATGATGAATATTTAAGAACTTGGACAGGTGGTTTAAAGAAAGAACTATTAAAATATGGTAATTTAACAAATAAAGAAAAAGATTATTTAAACACCATTGACAATAATAATGGAAAAATTGATTCTCAATTTGTTTATGACCATATGACACCATTTGTTGAAAAAATTTTAACAGATTATCTTAAAGAATATTTTGAAAAATATCCTATTGATGAAAGTTTAGATGAAAGTCTATTTGAACCAGATTGGTAAAAATTAAGAGGAAGATTTATTCTTCCTCTTTTTTCTTAAATAAATTACAATGGCAAGTATGATTCTTTGTATGTTGCATATCTTCTTCAATAAAGATACAAGGGCATCTAATTTGTTCCATTTCTTCATCAGTTTTATTTGCTTTTTTCCACATTGTATAACGACAAGGACAAAAATCTTCACATTTTTTAACCATTTCTATAACTTTTTCTGCTTTATCAGTTAATTCATAACCATGTTCATCAGCATATTGCTTATACCATTCTAAAGTATGAGTCATAATAAATTTCTCCTAATTTTGTTTTATTATAACATTTATTTAGTTTTTTGTCAAGTAATATTTTTAATAAGTTATAATATTACCTGATGGATAATATCTAAATACATCTCCTGCTATTATAATAGTTTCAATTCCAACTTCTGATATTTGTAAATATGATGCTGGATTAGGTGGTGTAATATATATAATTGATTCAGTTGTAGGTTCTGCTTCTAATGTATAACAAATTGCACCAACAGTAGTACTTTGCCATGCATACCAAATTTGTGGTTTTAATCCTGTAGATAATTGTGGATTAAAAGCACTATTATTTCCTAAAATTAACATAATAAAAATCCTTTTATTAAATTGTTTATAATATTATTTATTAACAATTTTAATCTAAAAAATTATAATATCCTTATGGATAAATAATAATATATTGTTTGAGGAATACATTTATGTCAAATATTGATAAAAATAGAATATTTTTTGGTTTATTACATTATATTTTTACAGAACAACCTAATGTAAATTGGGCTTTCAAAACTTCTTTGGTTAATTTTACCGGATTAAATGAAACTATGAATCAAAAAAAATATAAAAATGATTCTATATCTAATGATATTATTAAATATGTTAAAGAAGTTAAACCTTACCATGTTCAATTCAATCATTATATTGAAAAATATTCTTCAAAAACAGACGAATGTAACATTAAACCTAGTGATTCATTATTTCCTACAATAAAAGTCAGATATGATAATGTTGCTGTTAAACCTAATATTAATTATATTGTATATGATGCTGGATATGAATTACCAAATCCTAATGATATTAAATCTTCAAGAGAAATAAGATTCTTAAATTTACAAGAAAATAGTATTTATATGTTAAAATATAATAATGAAGAACCTTATTGGGAATATGAAGCATCAATTACTGAAGATGATTTAATATTTGTTGAAAAATTAGATATTTTGGGAAAAGTTAAGCAAGTCTTGGATGAAAATTATATTGAAATTAATAAAATCATTGAATTATCTTATGATGAATTAATAGAATATGAAAATGAATCAGCAGCTAATAGAATATTTCTTTATAAAACACATGATTTAGAATTATTAAAAGAATATGTAAATGGTAATTTCAAAGGACTTCATATTGATGGAAGTGATTTTAATATAGACAGATTTGGATATGATGCTTTCTTATATGATTTAAAAAGATATGAAGAACCAGTAAAAACCATTGCTTATTGTTTAATTGATAAAGATTTTACTCAAATTCCTGTTGGTGAAAATACATTTTCAATTAATAGTGATGAAGAATTAACTTCTGAAAATATTAAAATTAAATCCGAAATAAATGGTATAACTAAAATTATTGATGATTTTTCATTAGATAAATTAAATAATACATATGTTATAACATTATTTACTACAACACAATTAAATGAAAAAATAACAATTTCTAAATCTAATAATACTATTATAGAAAAATATATAACAAACACATTTTCAGAATCGGATGATGAAGGATTTATTAGAAAATTTATAAATTATGATAGCAATATAATAAAAACATTTACTGATATTACAACTCAATCAGAATTCACAAAAAATTGTTATGAATTAGATTTACCAACTTCAACAATTAATTATAATAAAATTGCTGTTTCATTAGAAAAACCTAATGGATATAGAAGACCAATTTACGAATTTCAAGATTACATTATAGAAAATAATAAAATTTATATATTTAATGAAATATTTCCTACTGATAAAATAAATTGGAAAATATTTATATCTGTTACTGATATGTCATTATTATATGATAAAATATATACTTGGGAAGATGTATATGGTATTTCTAACAATAAAACAACTTGGGAAGAATATTATCAAAATAATGGATTAATTCAAAATCTTAATGGTAATGATTTCTTAAATCCTCATTATGAAAAAGAAAGACCAGATGAATTATCTGTAATTTATCCACAAAATACATTAATGTTATATTTTTCTAAAAAATATAATGAAAATGAATATCCTGATTCTAATAATTCATTATATTCAAACATCAAATCTTTATTTAGTATTGATTTTAAAAATACTCAAAACCAAATTAAATCTTTAAAATCAGCATTATTATTAGAAGATTTCAAAGCAGGTGATTCGGAAATTAAAATTAATAAAGATATATTTAAAAAACCATATATGGAAAATGATAAATTAATGCCTGGTAAGATTCTTATTAATTCTGAATTAATAGAATTTTATGATTATGAATTAATTAATGAAAATAATAATAACAAAATTATTCTTAAAAAAATTCGTAGAGGAACTAATGGAACATTTATAAAAAATATTCATAAAAAAGATTCAATTGTATTTTCTTATGGTAATCCCAAAGAAATTCCATTAGAATTAATTAATTCATATTATTTCATTAATAATATTAATATGACAAAATTTACTATAAATGGTTATTTTAATAATAAAAATAAAATAAATGTATTCAAAACAAATAATATTAAATTAATATCAGATATTACAAAAGAATCTAATTCATTCTTAATATCTGATGATTCTATTATTAAACCAATATATGATGAAAATAATAATTTGCTCAAAGAAGGTTATCTTTATATTAATGATACAAAAATTATATTTAATGAAATTAAAAAAGATACCACATCTGATAATTATATAATATCAGGATTTAATAATATATTAGGAAAAGAATTTTATGCAAATGACAATCCATACATTCCATCCAATAAATTTGTTGAAATTAATGATGATGAATATACAATAAATACCGAAGAATATGAAAATTATGAAGATGGTAAAGCAAAAGAACACAATTATATTATTCTTAATGAAAATCCAAAAATAGGTGAATGTATTATTATAGAAAATCATTCAAAAGATATTTTCAATTAATTTTTTACTTGATTTATAATATAAATAATGATATAATTAATTATAGGAGAAAATAATATGGTTAAATCATTTCGTGGTCAAAATGTTGATATGGAAAAACTTATGAATCAACAAGGTGATGCTATGTCATTAGGTAATACAAAACTTAATGGTAGAGGTGATGTTGTTAAACATGGTAAGATTGTTGAAACAAGAGCTCAAAGATTAGCAAAATGGATGGAAAATCATAAGACTGAAAGAGCAACAGTAAATTTAGCAGAAGATAAAGAATCCAAAAAATTAGAAGAAGAAATTGCTAAACAATCCTTTGAAGAAACAAAAAGAGTAGCAAAACCTAAAAAATCATTTGAACCAAAAATTGAATTAAACACCGAACCAAAAGTTGAAGAATAATGATAGAATATGGAATTAACATTAAAGACCATATAGAATGTTTAGATGATACTCTTTACATTGAAAAAATAGAGTATGGTGAAAGAACATTAAAAAATGGTTTTATTATCCCTACTGAAACAATGGATCATTTTGGTAATTTTGTAAGACCTCGTTGGGCAAAAGTTCTTTATAAAGCAGATAATATTAAAAATGTTAATATTGGTGATTATATACTTCTATCACATGGAAGATGGAGCTCTGGAATTAATTGTATTATAAATGGAATTAAAAAAACTATTTGGTATATATCACCATCTTCATATAAAGAGGGAGCGTTAGCAATTAGTCATAAAATGCCAGATTGTCTAAAACAATATGGATTTACAGAGGAATAAAATCTTCTAAATAACATATATAACAACCTTGATATTGTATATTGTGTTTTGTATTAATTTTATTTTTGTTTTTTATAAATCTTTTTAAAGAACTTGGATATTTATATCCAAGTTCTTTTGATAACTGATTTATTCCATTACATAATCTTAAAATATTATATTCATCATCATATATAACTACATATTTAGATAGTTTATTATTACCACCAGACATTTTTTCTTTAATTAAATCAATTGTTTCTTTTTTATGTTTTTTACCATAAAAAGAATTATTACTTCCTTTACAATTATAATGATTCTTTTTTATTTTATAACGAATTTCTTTTGATCGTTCATCACCAAAAATTTCATCATATTTTTTACCTTTATTATTATTTTTAAGAATACCTAATCTATATTTTTCTTTTCTATTTTCTGATAATTTTTTTCTCATTTCTTCCGTAAAATGTGCTCCCTCACCACCATTAGTTAAATTATATCCATAATTAGAATCATTTGAATTATATAATTTAATATAATATGGTTCTAAAACATTTAAAGCATAATCTCTATCAAGAGATTCATCTATTTTTTCTAATAAAAATTGTTCTTTACCATATTTTCTTATAGCATTGTGGAAATATATTTTATCTTTATGATATATTGCTGAATTAATATGTTCTTGAAATCTTTTTTCAATTGATTTAGATGTAAATCCAATATAAATTTTATTATTGACTTTATTTGTAATTTTATATATACTATAAATAATATTAGACATCATTCACTCCTTAACAGTTTATGGTGTTTAGTATAGGAATGGTGTTACAGCATCATTCCTATATGTATTTATTATAAATAATAATATGAAAATAATTTATAATATTTATGGAATAACTGATGATTAGAACCGTAATAAAAGCAAAAATAAGAACTGATATGTGGGATTATAGGAATAATCAACCAATAGAAGATACTGTTCCAGTTGGTTTTGTTATGGATGTTGAAGGTAGAATTCCAGAAGGATATATTATATATGAACCTAACAGGATATTTGATAGAAGAAAATATCCTGAATTGTATTCTTTATTTGGAAAAGACCATTTACCTAATGAATTAGAATTAAAATTATTCACAGAAAAACATTCGGATTGGTATGTTAAAGAAAAACCATCATTACTTAAAAGATTTTTTAATTGGTTTAAAAAATAATTATTGACAAACTCAATACTTTATGTTATGCTTATCACAAAATGGTAAGCATAATTTTTATAAGAGGATAATATGTTACAATCTATTACAGAAAAATACAGACCACAAAAACTTGAAGATTTAGTATTTGTAAATAGTACTTTTGAAAATAAAATGAAAGAATGGTGTTCTAAAAAAGAATTAGATACACATCTTTTATTATATGGTGCGCCAGGTTTGGGTAAATCATCTTCAATCAATGTTTTGATTCATGAATTAGGTATTGAAGATGTTTTAATTATTAATGGATCCGATAAAACTGGTATTGATGATACTCGTAAAGTTATTGATTATGCTTCCATTCCTCCAATGAATAGTAAATTTAAAATCGTTGTATTTGAAGAATTTGAAAAATTATCTACACAAGCACAAGATTCGTTAAAATATGTATTAGATAATTATGATAATTGGTGTAAATTCATTTTTACAACTAATAATATTAGTAAAGTTTCTGAACCTATTTTAACAAGATGTCAACAATATAATTTTAACACCCTTGATTTAAGTGGATTTATTAAAAGAATTATTGAAATACTTTCAAAAGAAAATATTTCTTTTACACAAGATATTATTTCAGATTATGTTAATAAGTTTTATCCATCTTTAAGAAGTTGTTTAAATGCTATTGCTCAAAATGTTGAAAATAATAAATTAAATGCTTTAAATAATGATTCTCTTATTATTACCGATAAATTTGATTATATTTTAAAGAATTTTCAATCAACTGATTTATTAACTATTAAAAAAGTTCTTGCAGAAAAAATCCCTTTTGAAGAATATGAATCATTGTATCAATATTTTTATAATCATTTAGAAGATATTACTACCAATAAAGATAATCAAAGTAATGTTATTAGAATTATTGCTGAATATCTTTATAGAAACAATTTTGTAGCATTTCCTGATATTAATTTTGCTGCTTGTATTGTTGATTTAAAACATTTATTAAATAACGAAAATATTCCTTTCTAAAATAACCTACTGATAAATAATATTATAATGTTAGTAGGGATATTATAATATGAAAGATAAATTGTTAGATGAACATCAAGTATTAGTAGAAACATTACTTCCTACTGAATGGACTTGGGGTTGCGAATTAGAAGGTTATAATAAATATGCTTTACCATCAAGAGATTATGATTATGAAGATGATGAAGATGAAGATGACGATTATGATAGTGATGATATAGATTACGATTATTATTATGATGAAACATATAGTTTATTAATGAGATGTTTAAGAGATAATTGTGATTCAGATTTATATGATGATTCAAAATCAGATGTTCATAGTGATGGTTCATTAGAAAATCATGATAGTGATTTAGCATTTGAATGGGCAACTCCTATTTTTAAAGCAACTCCAAAAGCATTTGAAGGATTTATTCATACTTTATATGATTTATTAGAAAGAGATGAAATATATACAGATGAAGATTGTGGTTTTCATCACCATTTAATGTATAATGGTATGAATGAAAGAGATTGTATTTGGATATATTGTAATTTAGCTATGGATGAAGATTTTATTCAAGAAACCATTGATTTTGATGATTTTTCATTATGGAGTTCCAGATGGGCATCAACATCTCCTTTTACAAAAATTAGAATGAATATTTTAAGAAATAATTGGGAAGAAGTTTTATCATATCTTTCAACAGAAAAATATAGATTATTTAGAATACACCCTCAAGGAACTTTAGAATGGAGAGGTCCAAGAGATTTCTTAAATACTGGTACATTAAAAGTTATTAAAGATTTTTATTATAAACACTTACAAAAAATTATTATGAAATTCATTGAATATAATCGTTCAACAACTTTATTTGGAACGGATATTTCTAAAAATGATTTTTTTGAAAAATTAACAGAAGCAAGAAAAAATTCAAATATTCCTCAATCTAGTTTTGGAAAAAATGAATTTATTTCAAATACTGAAGGAATATATCGTAATAAAAATAAGAATCCATATTTAAAAAGAGAGATGAATATGAATTTGGTATGGAAAAAACTTTCTGAAAAACCTTTAAGATTTTCTTATTTAATAAAAGATAATAATCCTCTTTTAGAAATAATTTTTAAAGATGCTCTTATAAATTATAATAGAACCATCCAATTAAAAGAAATCTTAAAAAAATTATCTGAATCAAATGGTTGGTTAATTGATGAAAATGAATTTACTAAAAGATTTATTAATTTTGCACAAAATGCAGGTTTTACTTTATCATCATTATTTGCTAATGATATATTTAATTATTTAAATATATCCTTATTATCAAAAGAACAATTATTACAATCATATGAAAATAATAGAGATAATAAAATATTAGAAATATTAGCACAAAAATTATCACTTGGAGAAATGGAGCATTTAATTTATGATACTTTTAATAGATATTCATTACCAGATTATATTTACAGGGATTATTTAAAATATATTGTTAATAAATTTGGTACAAATTCTGTATTAAATTTTTGCTATTTTTTAGTAAAATTACTTTATCAAAAAAATGCTGTGGATAACAATACATTAAGATATTGTTTTGATAATATCAGAGCATATGTGATGAAATATGGTGATAATGATTATTTAACTAAATGGAATAATATGGCATTATCTATAACAATTAATAAATCTATTAAATTTGCTTCATTAATTATTAAATTAACCAATGAAGAATATGTCAGATTATTAGCAGAATTTGATAATATAAGATATTATCTCCCAATGGATATTTTAAACAATCTTCCAGAAAATATTAAAAATTTATCAGATAGAATGTAAGGAATATGTTATGTTAAGTGATGAAGAAATTGAACAAATTATACCAAACATTATTTTAAATCCTATGAAAATATTTGAATATAAAGATGATATTCAAACATTTGATAGAATTGTACAAAAACTTTTTAATAAAAGTAAATTAGGAACTTGTATTAATACTCTTGACAGGCAGACTGAAAATAATGAAGAAGTTACAGATGATGAACAATTATTATATGATATTTCTTACAAATATATTCCAAGAAAAATGAATGATAGAGTTGGTGATGAAATAATTAAAAAAACATCTGAAAAAACAATCACAAGATTGATTAATTCACAAAGTAATCATTATTATAGTGGATATGATACTGTTGAACATATTATTGAGACAAATTTTGATTTATATCCTTGGCAAACATATTCACCAGAAACATTAGAAAAATTATATTTAAATAGTGGTGAAAATTTATATATTTTTAAAGAAATTGTAGGGTTATTAGATGAAGCAGGTGTTCTTAATTGTTATGATTTAACTACTGATTATGATAAAAAAATTATGATAGTAGATTGGGTTTTTAAATCATTTAATGAAGAAAATGTTAATGCTATTAGAAAAAGAATTGCTAAAGATTTTATTAAAAAACCTGAATTTTTAAAATATTATGATGAAAAATTAGATAAATTTACTTTAATAGCAATTATTGGTAGAGCAATTAAAAATAATAAATTTGACGAAATTAAAAATATTCTTTTGTCTAAAAATATTTCAGAAGAACAAATAAAAAATATTGCAAATTTATTTAATTTATATTATAATCATGATCTAGATAGTGAAATTGTATTTGATGATTAGAGAAAAATAATGAATAAAATATATGGATTTTGGATTGATCCAAAAGGTAATACATACCAAATTAATAATGAATTTGGTCATAAAGTTTTTATGGAAAATTATTTCCATAAAACGTTTGAATCAGATGAAGATGTTTATAATCAAACTTTAAATGAAGGTTGGATACGAGTTGTTAATAAAAATGAATTTATTGTAAATTATTCTTATTTAATGTGCAAAAAACAATTGACATCTTTAAAAAATGTTGATATACTTCTTCAAAATGAAGGATATTTTCATGATCACTATTATTTAGAATATAAAAATCAATTTTATGATTGTGATTCTATGAAACATTTAATTAGTAAAATTAAAGATAGGAGTTGTTAATGTATATATTTGTATATGGTAGTTTAAAAAGAGGTTTTGAAAATCATGGTTGGTTAAAAGATATTGGATATTATATAGGTAATGGTATTACAAAAAATGCTGAATTTAAAATGTATAGTGTAGATGATCGCTATCCTGCAATTACTCAAGGAAATGAAAAAATTTCAGGAGAATTATACAGAATTGACGATGATAATATTATATATATTGATTATTTAGAAGGTTATCCAAATTATTATGATAGAAAAGAATTCTTAATTGATTTTAATGGGAAACTTGTTAAAGCATGTATCTATTATATTAAGAATATAAAAGATACTTTTGGTGAAGAATTACCATCAGAATCTAAAAGAATTAAAAGAGAAAATAATATTGCTACTTGGGAGAAATAATATGAAAAAAATATTTAAAATTATTTGCGCAATTTTATTTTTAATTATGTATCTTTCAGCATTTTATTCTATATCTAAATCTTCTTATAATAAAAGAATTGAAAGAGAAATAATTGATTGTAATGATTTTTCAATTATCAATAAAGTTGAAACTAAATGGGATAATAATGAAAAATTATGTTTTGTTATTATAGATAATCATAAAATTACAATACGAAGATTCAATGAATTACTTTTAAAGAGGGATTATTAAATCCCTCTTTTTATATAATCAATCCAGTTTTTGTTCCTTTTTTATTAATTGTTAATAACTGATGTCTATTACCATATGCTCTATATGAACAATGTACCCAACCAGCATTTATATCATTTCTTAAATTATCACAATATTCTAATATTAATTGATCAAAATCTAAATTATCTCTAACCCAACAAGCTAAATCATAGTTACTCAAACCCATAATTTCAAAATCACATGCTTCACCAGTTAAGTGTTGACTATTTTTAGCACCTTTAACAGCAGTATTTAATGAAGGACATCTATATCCTGAATTAATAACAACTGGTTTTCCAAAATTATCTCTAACTGGTTGTAAAATATGTTCACATAATAACATTAATTTACTAACAATAAGATTATCAGTAGTATAATTTTTTATTTTCATACTATTAGCAGTTGCAGAATAGCACATTTCTTCTAATGAAAAATTTTTAGTTAATTTATAACTCATTTTAGACTCCTTTTCTTTTATGCTTTTATTTATCATAAGTTTATTTCAAAACATTGGATAAATAATTTATATAAATATGTAAGTATAAATGTAGGTATAATAATATGGCACCCGAATTAACAGAAAATGCTTATTTAACCATATGGCACGATATTGCGCAAGGTGGAACACCATTTTGGGTGTTATTAAGTTTAATGATTATTTGGATTTTTAAAGACCAAATTAGTAAATTGTTTGGTTTATTAATTTCCTTAATTACAGGAAAATTATTTCATAAATCAAAATCATATAAATCATCTGATTTAAAAAAACATCAATTATTCAAAGATTTAGATTATTGGTTAAAAACTGGTATTGAAGCAATTCATTTAACAATTTCTGATCATGATAGAGATATTGAATATATTAAAGGTAAAGAAGAAATTGCTAAAGATGTTGCAAAAATTAAATTTGAAACAATTAAAGAAGCATTTACTACATTTATTAATGATACAGATTTTGATAATATTGATTATGAAGTTGCTCATCAATATCTTTTAGACACTATTGCTAAAATTAGAATTACTGAAATGCATAAAATGTTAAAAGCTGGTATTCCAAGCAAATTTTTAGAAAAATATGAAACTTTTTCTAAAATTGGAAATAAAATACTTTTAGATTCTATTAAGCTTTTATATCAAAAAGATTTAGATTTTGATGTTCCAACAAGAATGTATCTTTCATTATCTAATATTGATGGATATTTAAATATTTCATTTAATTCTATTGCAGATTCTATTAATTCAATTAATGGAGATTTAAAGGGTGAAGAATATCATGGTCATGTTTTAGGTAGAAGTCATAAAGATATTTTAAAACCACCTTCCACACAAAATAATATGGTAGCAATAGAAAAATTAAATGATATTTTAAAAAATTTTCATGCCGCAAGAGTAACAGTTTCAAAATTATATAATATGGATGAAAATGATTGTTCATCAGGTCAACACTCTTGTATATATGAAGCATTAGGTCATGGTATAACAAGTGTATTAGAACTCATCCAAGATGTTCCTAATAATATTGACCCTAATGTTATGGTTATTTTAGATAGAGGTGAAAATATTGCAGTTGATATCTCAAAATTTTCAAAAGAAAGAGCTCAATCATTTTTAGATAGAGGTGCTGTTGCAATTGTTATGTCACCAATTTATAATGGTAATAAATTAGATGGTGTTTTATGTTTAGATTATTTCTCATTAGATGATTTTGAAAAAGCAGTTAAAATGGAAAAATTTGATGAAAAACTATATAAAAGTTCCGATAGTTTATCACCATATATAATTTACCCAGAAGATTATAAATTCTAATAAAAAACCCTCTCATTTGAGAGGGTTTTAATTTATTCACCAAGTTCATTTTTAATATCTTTTGGATTTAAGAATTTTCTTCTTGGAAAATCATATTCACGTCTTGCTTTAGACCATTTTTCAATATGTGAAAAATATCCAATAACTCGTGAATAATGGTTTAAATCATGTGAATGACAGTTTGGACATTCATCTAAGTATCCTTTAACTACATGACCACATTCTTTACACTCAACATAAACTGCATTTAATGCAAAATGTGCCATACCATATTTTACTGAATCTTCAATTAACTTCTTTGCTTGTGTTTTTGTAATTTTAGAATCAATATTAATATGAACGATACTACCACCAGTCATCAATCTTTGTATTTCACCATCTCTTTTCATCTTTTCATAAATTGTATGATCTTCCCAAAGTGAACACCATTGATTTGCTAAAATTTGTGGCATCTCAAAATCTGTATTCATATATTTGTTTTCATCATTACCAAAAATAATCATATCAGCTTTTGCTAATTTTGGAGCCATACCTTCAGCAGGAATTGCTTCTAAGTTCCAAATCATTTTATATTCATTTGCAACTCTTTTACACTCATTATTGAAATATACCAAGAAATCTTTCATATAATCAAAATCTTTATGATTAAATTTATATTTCAATAATTTATCAGCTTCAACATATCCAACACAACCAAATGTAGAGAATAAGTGACTCATATTAATCCAACCATTTGTAATCCAAGGTTGTGTACCACATTTTTCCAATTTATGAATTAATACACGATGTGCTTGTAAAATTTTTGCTGATTCTTCAACTCTTTCGGTTAAGATTTTTTTGAAATCATCATAAGATGTTGCTTCACAAGCTGCTCTAAACATATCTGTTGTAACAACTCTATGTGATCCTAATGAAATTTGTGAACCACCAAATGAATTAACACCTTCACCTAATCCAAGCATTTCAGCATCAGAAAGAAGTCTACAACAGCTAGCTACCTTAGTTCCTTCTGAACAATAAATATTATATTTAGAAATATCTTTACCAGTAATATAGTTAAATAATTTATCATCAGGATTTGTCAATTTTCTTTCACCATTTTCATCATAAAAAATTGATAAATTAATTGTTGTAACAGGGAATGGAAATTGTAAACCATTTCTTAAAGGATCACCAGCATCAAAAATATCAATATAAATTTCTTGCAATTCTTCAATATAATCTAATACAAAATCTCTATATGCTTCTTTTGTATTTTGAAGTTCATTATCTTCAACAACAGCGGCTTTTTTAGGAAAATACCAACCATAATTATCATCACCAATAAGATTGATTAATTTATCTCTATCAAAACAAGAAACATTTGTAAATGGTGATTCAACACTATTTCTAGAATAATGATTTACAGAATGAATAAATTGTTGTAAACAGTTTGAAATATATTTTCTTGTTTTCTTATCTGTTCTCAAATCATCTAATGTAATTCTCTCTTTATAAATTGCTAAATGTGCAATATCAAGAAAGAAAGAACCAACTGCTAAAGCACCAGCAACACAAAAACTCATTTCTCTAATTGTATCACACAAAATACTAATATATGTATTAACTCTATGAGCAGGTGATGAATGTACTTGACCAAAATTTCTTCCTTTAATAACTAATTTGGAAGCATCAATACAATAACAATACGGAATTGTAATTTTTGTTGAATCGTTTAATGCTAATGATAAATCATACATACTTGCACAACATTTTTTTGCTTCATCTTTTCCATATAATTCTTTTAATGTTTGATAAAGATAATCATATCCAGCAACCTTTTTATATGGTAAAAATGCTTCTCCACATATACCTTCCATATTTACAGATGTTTTATTAGCATTATCATCAACAGATATATCATTAACATTTTTATCTTCTCCAAATGCTAATTTAGATATTGTTGATAATGGATCAAAATGTTGTGCTGACATACCATGTATTTTAAGTATTTCATTAACAGCATTTTTTAATTCTTCTTTATCCTTTATGCCATATTTTGATCTTAACGATTTAGTTAAACATTCAGTAATATTTTTTATTGTTCTTGTTGTTGATGCTTCTGTTAAACTAATATCTAATAATTTATCCATCTCCTCTTGATAAGGATTTTCTTCATTAACATTAAAATTAGGAT